ATGGCTGGCTATCGCATTAAATCAGACCCTCATCGTTATTTGAAAGATCGCGACGGCGTTTATCAGTACGTTCGCCGTGTTCCCAAGTCTGTGGCAGACAAGGATAGTCGCGCTCCTATCGTCCGCATAAGCCTAAAAACCACCGATCTCGCTCGGGCGATGACGAAGCGCAACGAGTACGAATCTGCTGACGATGCACTTTGGTCAATGCTAAATGCTGGAGCGGATGGCGATAAGGCTCGCGCACTTTATGATGCCGCAATCAAGCGAGCCGACGCTATCGGCATTTCATATGTGCCAGCCGATAGGCTGCTTGCAATGCCAGATGACGCTCTAGCGGCCCGACTAAACCTAGTAACTGGCAATCCAGTAGAAGACGCAGCCGCAGTGGGCGCCGCGAGTATCCCGTCAGTGTCTGTGACGCAAGCCCTGAAAATCTACTTTGATGAAATCACTCCCGACGAATTGACGGGTAAGAGCGAAATTCAGAAAAAGCGGTGGCGCGCACACAAGCAGCGGGCGATCGACCATTTTGTGAAGATCGTTTCAGATAAGGCTATTGCGGAGATTACGCGCGAGGACGCGCAGAAATTCTATAAGGTCTGGCTACAAATGATAACGAAGCCAGCCAAAGGGAAGCAGCCGATATCGGCCAGCATGGGCAACCGCATGATGGGCGGGATGCGAGTTCTTTTTGCTGAGTATTTCAAGCACATGGGAGATAGGGATCGGCCAAACCCTTTCCGCGATTTGAGCTTTGCAGAGAAGGTCGAAAAGTCGAGGCCCCCGATCCCGACCACAATAATCCGGGAGAAGTTCCTAACCTATGGACCACTCGCCAGTCTAAATGATGAAGCTCGCGGCATCGTCCTAGCGATGATTGAAACGGGCTGTCGACCAAGTGAACTTTGCAACATTACGGCCGAGCACATATTCTTGGCCGACAGGGTTCCGCATATCCTGATTGCGCCTCGAAAAGACGCTGCAGATCCGCGTGAGATTAAAACCGCTTCGTCTGTTCGCAAGCTGCCGTTGGTCGGCATAGCGCATGAGGTTTTTAGGAAGCATAGGAATGGCTTTCCTCGTTACAAAAACAAGGAAGACACGCTGTCGGCGACGCTGAATAAATATTTCAAGGACAACGAGCTGTTCCCAAAAGGCGCGGGCTATACCGTTTATTCGCTTCGCCATTCATTCGAGGACCGCATGAAAGAGGCGGGCCTGGACGATGAACTGCGCCGAATGTTGATGGGGCATACAGTTGACCGCCCACGATATGGTACGGGCGGTTCTTTGGAATGGCGAAAAGAGCAAATGGAAAAGTTCACGCTGCCGTTCGACGTAGCCGTGATTTAATACGATCGCGAATATTATCGTTTGCAGTCAGACTGCGCTGCATTCGTTCCACGCGCTCATAAAGTGGCAGGAGATTCTGTTCTGTTTCCGGAAAGCAGGCAATGACACCGGCTATGGCGTCCAACCATCGTTCGGTGTCAGCAAAGGTGTATGACGCCATTACTTGCTGCTTTCTGCCGGGCCGGCACGGCTTGCCTTATCCGCGGCTTCCTGCGCCTCTCGAACCGATTTCGAAACATCCTCGTCAGATGCGGTGCCGCCCTCGTAGCTGCCTTGCGCACGCTCTCCGATGTGAATGTGCGGAATCTGCTGGTAGGCGAGGTATATGGCTACGAGCGCCGCGATGACGATAAATACCCGCTTGTAGTCTCGCGCTGACATCCTCACTCCCTTTCCCGCAGTGCGGCGCGGTGGCTTTCCGTGCTAACACCATCGCATTCTCTATACGCTTTCTGCGCCGCCTTCACGGCGTGTTCACCCACCACCATCACACCGCCCTCCGCATCCGGCGGCGATTGTCGTTGGCCGGGCTGCGACGCTGGCGCGCAGCGCCGTAGCGGAACCGAACGCCGGTAATGCGCGCCAGTTCGAAAGCGGTGTCGCGCAGCGTCTCAGCCTCGGAGTGATAACCAAGAGCGCGCACTGCCTTCGAAATCGATAAGACCTGCGCGGCGGTCGTGCCTTGTTGCTGAAATTCGGCGGCGGTCAGGATGGGTGCCATAACGGCGTGCGTGATGGATCTGGACATGGGGTCTCCTCGTGTTGGTGGGGGCAAAAAGCCGTGGCGCCAATTGCGCAAAGGCCGTTGTTCTTGGAGGTTCGGGGGCTTTAGCGCCCCGTCGCTATCTTTCGTGCCTCATGCGGATAACCCCAACCCAACGCCGCACACAGCAATGCAAAACGCTACAACGACGGTCATCTCGACCGCTTCGCGTGCCGCATAGCGCAGCCACGGCTGTGGGCGACCATGTTTCCTCGCCTTGTAGTCAGGGCGGCGCATAGGCTCGACATTACCGGCCTTTGGTGTGTCGGTTTCCGTTTCGAACTCGTCGTCGGCAAGCATTTCCAGGAGCGCGCGGTTCATGCTGCTGCCCTCCGGTTTGTTGCGGCCCGCTCCGCCGCCGGTACGTTGTCGTTCGCGGCTACTGGCTCGAGGCGATAAAACCCGTGATTGCCCGCGCCCCGATGGTTCATCGGGATGGTCCAGCCAAACGAGGGCAGGAGCTTGCGGAGGCGACTGATTTGCACTCGCACAACGTTTTGGGCGCCATCAGGACCGCCGTTCGGATCGAAAGCATAGACGTTGTCGACGAGGTCGTTGATGTAAATGCGGCGCGGATAAATCGCTGCCAGCGCGTCGACGATGTTTTTCTGTCCGCGTGGGAGAGGCGCGGCTTCGAGCTCGGTGGTGGGGTTCCGCTCCATTTTAAGCAGCCTCCGCCAGCACTACCGGCGTGCAGCAAGCTACGGCGCCGCTCGTCTGGAAAACTTCGAACGTCTCGCCAGGGCACAGGGCAGCGAGGCGCGTCGCCTCGGCCAAAGCTTGCTCAAACGAGCCGTGTTCGTATGGCATGGTGGTGAAGACTCCAACCCGGCCAGTCTTCTTACCGCGGCGGAATACAAAGAATCCGCCGCCGATGATTTCATTCGGGCGAGGCTTGGGGCTTCTTCTTCTCTTGGTGGGTTCCATAATTGCAGTCTCCTCGTGTTTTGGTGGGTGGTCAGCAGATCGGCGTCGGTCGCTTCTTCGTGCTGTTGGGGAGTTGTATACGATAAACGTATTAAAAGGTCAAGCCGGAAATACGAAAAGCGTATATGACATAAATATACGATTATGCGATAACGCTTTTATGGATAGCGAAGTAATCAAGTGGTTTGCGGAGGCCTTAGAAGCCAGCGGGCTCACCCAAGAGCAAGTAGCGAAAGAGCTCGGTCTCGGTCGTCAGCCTACCATTAGCGAAATACTCAAAGGCAAGCGTCAGCTTAAAGCTCATGAAATGGTCGTCATGAGCCGATTGAGCGGGCTGCCTATGCCGGATCGCAAATCTGTGATTCCAGTGCTAGGCTATGTCGGGGCGGGTGCGGCTGTATATCCAATCGATGATGGTGATCCGTTATATGAGGTTTCGGTAGCGGCGGCGCTGCCGCAGGGTACGGTCGGCGCTATCGTACGGGGCGACAGCATGTATCCGATATTCGAGGATGGCGACCTAGTTGCCTATTCGGGCAAGGAGTTGACGGCGGACGATGCGCTTGGCCAGACGTGCATGGTTCGCCTTGAGGACGACAGGATGCTAATCAAAACGATCCGCCGCGGATCGGAGCCTGGGCTATTCACGTTATCTAGTACGAATGCACCAGACATAGAAGATGTCCGGATCGTTTGGGCTCGCAAGCTGGTGATACGCATTTCGCGGGAATTCTGGCGCCAGCTTTAATACGCTAATCGGATAGTAGTAAAGGGTCGCTATAGCGGCCTTTTTTTGTAATCACAGTAGGAAATACGAAAAACGTATGTAAGGAGTTGACGAAAATACGAATCGCGTATATAACCTTTGTCATCAACCGGCCCAAAGAAGACCGGAGCACAGAAAAGGAGAATGAGTTGCACAAAGAGAAGCCGGAGCTTCCGCGACCGGACAGATAGTACCAACCCAAGGCTGACCGACCAGAAAACACGAGGAGATGAAGATGGCCCCCAGACCCGCAGACAATGACAACCGACCGCCGTAGGACAATAGGGACGCTGCTAGCCTGAGATGGCTAGTGGCGCGCGACGCATGCTTATTAGCAGGCGTCGGTGGGGATTGAGCTGGTTTGTAATGCCAGCCTAGAAATCGAAGGCCAGTTGTCCCGGCCACGACCGCCAATGAGCACACACATGCTCAAGACGGCCAAATCGCAGACGCACATAAGCACGAACTGCGACCAACTTAGGTTTCAGCATAAGCCAATACCTCCACGCTCTGACGGTTAAAGCCGCCTCTCAGCGAACGCAGTAACGCGCCGCTTGCCCTACATGAGAACAGCCGAAGCTGCAGAGTGGCTATTTGCTCCCCACCGACGTCTACACATAAGCATGCTGAAAATTGAAACACAACCATGAGGAGAATGACATGCAGATTGTACAGGCCAGAGGCCGAGAAATCCCTGTAACGACCCGCAGCAAGAGATACACGCCAGAACGGGCTCGTGCGGAAGCGCTGTTTCATAAACCTGCAGCGGTTGCCAAACCGCGTATTCTTGAAGATGCGGCTAAGGTAGCTGCAACACGTCTCGTTGCGGTTGAAGAAACCGAACACGACAAGGTGTTCCGCCTGGTACGTGAAGGAAAGTTTGAAGACGCTGCCCGCCTTGCTGCTCGCCTGATCAACGTGGGGCAGGTAACTGGTTTCTTCATCTATGGCAAATCGCCAGAATTCACCAAGGCATCGGAATGGCATCAGCGCCTTGTTCGCGATGGCGATGCTCGCGCCAATGTGCATATCATTTCGCCAGAACGAGCACAGATCCTACTCATGCACAACATCGGCAACCGCCGCGTTAATGCCGCCAACCTTGCCGCTATTATGCGAGATATCGCAACCCATCGCTTTGATCTAAACGGCGAGTCAATCGTTGTATGTCAGGACGGCACGGTGAACGATGGTCAGCATCGCACTTTCGGCGTCTTGCTGACTGGCCAGCCAATTGAATCGGTCGTCTCGTACGGCGTCACCAAGGAATCGATGCGCACCGTTAATATCGGTCGCAAGCGCACCGGCGTTGATCGGTTGAATATCGCAAGCATTCCTAACGCTGTGCATATGTCAGCTATCTCAAACCTTGCGTTCGAGATGTACAATGGTCGCGCGGCTACACCTGCAGAAGCGCAGGACTATTATTTCGAGAACCAAGAGCACATCGTTCTTGCCAATTCCCTTATCGGAAATCCACAGAAGGGACTTGGGTCTGCTGCACCAGGTGTCGCCGCGCTCCACCTTCTTTCCTTGGGCTCTAATGAAGATGATATCCGTCATTTCTTCACCGCCTTCCGCACTGGTGAGATGCTAAAGCGTCGTAACCCAATTTATACGCTTCGCGAGGCTTTGCGCGAAAAGACAGTCAAGTGGACGCGCCAGCAGTGGGTTCGCGGAATTGTTCATCACTTCCTGATCTGGCGCGCTGGGCGGTCGCTCGCCGTTGCTACTTCCCCTGCATCTTTGCCGGAGGTGATCTAACTATGGAACGTCGGCGGCTGTTCATTGATGACATTTTTATCGGCAATCGCCATCGTAATGCCGATGGCGCCAAAGTTGCAGAGATTGCGAAGAGCATTGCCGAAGTCGGACTAATGAACCCGCCGGCGGTCTGCATCCGTGACGAAATCGTCATGGATGACGGAGAGTTATGCGATGGGGTGGCGGTTTTGATTTATGGCCGCCACCGCTTGGCGGCACTTAAATTGAACGGCGAGGAATATGTAGAATGCGTCGTTCATGACGTTGACGATCTTCATGCTGAGCTCATGGAAATCGACGAGAATCTGGCCCGTTCGGAACTGTCGCCAGCCGAAGAGGCATCGCACATTGCTCGGCGGAAGGCTATTTATGAGAAGATTCACCCGGAGACAAAACACGGTGGGAATCAATCACCGTCTGGCAAATTTTTCCACACGGATAAGGCATCATTCGTCCAAGAAACAGCCTCGGCCTCTGGCAAAACTGACCGTGCGATCAGGATGGCCGCGGCGAGAGGAAGGGTACTCGGCTCCGACATCAACCGGATCGTCGGCACTAGCCTAGACAAGGGCGTCGAAATGGATGCGCTCATTGGCCTGCCTGACGAAGAACGCGAAAACCTTATCAGCCGAGCAGAGCGGGGCGAAAAGGTCAGCGCACGCCCAGCGCCGGAGCCCAAGCCAATAACCGCCGATAAGGCACTTGAGATTATTGCCGAGGGCGCCGCAAAAGCAGTGGCATCAAACAAAGACAGAAAGCGTCAAGCGTTCTGGGATGCATGGGCCGCGCTAGACGAAACTGATCGGCAGAAATTCGCCGCGATTATCTGGTCGCAGTATAAGACGGCCAATTAAAAGCAGGCTGTTATGGGTCGGCACCACCCGTTACCCCAGCCTGCCCGTACGTCGCGGTTAACACGAGGAGGGCCGAAGCCGCTTCTACGCCGCGATTTCCTTCGCAGGTACCACCCCGCGCGACCAGACAGATGCCGTTAGACACGGCACTTGTCAACAGTCACCAACCACACACGAGGAGACATGCAGCATTCATCAAGGCACGAACTGCAGGCAACTGCCGCCGCGCACCGTAAAAATGGCGCGTCGTTCGGGAAGATTGCGGAATTGATGGGCATTACCAGAGGCCACGCCTGGTCGCTGCTTTCGGAAAGATCGCCCACGCTATCGGCGCCAGAGCCTACCCCAAGCACCGTTGTGCGCCGCACAACCTACAACGGCGGATATTCGGGAGGATGCATGGACATTTATGTCTCGTTGCCCCGCATAACCATTTTGGACGGTCCATTTACGGGCACGGTCCACTAGCCCTTTGAGGCAGGCCGACCGCGAGGATGACGGGGCCGACGACTAACCTCCCTATGAGGAGGCAATCTTGAAAACAAAATACACGCGAACTGGCGAGCGGGACATGACAAACCGCAAGCCTTACCGGACGACCGCGCAAAAAGCAGAGGCGCGTGCTTCGGCTCGCCTTATTGACGGGCGCTACGTTTCCAGCGCGCCAGTCACCTACCACCGCGCACCGAAAAGAGGTGCCGCATGACCTGCGAATGCGGTGAATGCTGGGATTTGCCCGGCGAAATCGTCGTCCACCGGCTTTGGAAGTGGAAGGGCATCATCGTCGAGGAGCGCGACAGCTTTCGCTGGCTGACTGTGCGTTTCATGATTCCCGGCACGGGCCTTGTGCAACTTGAGGTCTCGCGCTTCGAAGTCGAGCCAGATTTTGAAGAGGACGGCGGCGGTGTCGAGGCTGACAAGCCCGAAGAGGACAACGTCATTCCGGTCGATTTCACCAAGAAGGTGAAGCTTACGAAAAACACCAAGACGAGGGGAGTAGCGTGATGACCTCCACCACGTACAGCCACACGCGCAACTATGCGCCCAAAGACTACGCCGACGGAGACACGTTCTACGAGCCGGAAACCACGCTCGGCCTTGGTGACCGCTTTCTATGGGGCTTGGCAGTTGTTGCTGCACTCGCCTTGACGGTCGGCTTCTACGCATGGGTGCTGGCATGATCGGGCAATCCTTGGCGCTTGCAGCGTTCGCGCTGGCAATCGCCACGACAATTGCAGCGTTCCTGTTCTGGAACCTGCTGCTGCCGTTCTATGGGCTGCTTTATCTGTGGGGTGCGCACTAATGTCCAGCAGACCTCCACGCGACAACTGCGCAGCAGCCCTCACAAGCCCTCCGGCGTGGCTTGTCGGCTGGCTCATACTTTCGGCTGTCATCGCCGCGATCGCCGTTACCCACCACACCTACTGAACACGAGGAGACGACATGTCTGTTTTTGACAGATTGAAGTCCAGTAAACGCAAGACGCCACCGTCGATTGCCATTTACGGCACGCCCGGCGTCGGAAAAACCAGTCTTGCTGCTGAGTTCCCAAAGCCGATCTATCTTTATGTTGAAGGCGAGGAGCCGCCAGACGGCATCGACCTACCAAGTGCTGAAATCACTTCGTTCAGCGACCTTCTGGATACTTTCGGAGAAATTCTGACCGAAGAACACGAATTTCAGACTGTCATTCTGGATTCGGTCGATAAGATCGAGCCGATGGTTTGGGCTGCGACCTGCGCGCGAAACGGATGGGATTCCATCGATAGCAACGACAAGGGCTCCCCGACAGCTTTTGGCAAGGGTTACCTCGCCGCGGACGTCGAATGGAAAGAATACCACGAGGCTATCGCTGCGCTAAACCGGGCAGGACTGTTTGTAATTCAGATCCTGCACAGTGAAGCTAAGTCGTTCAATGATCCTCTTGTGGATTCGTATGATCGATATCGCCCGAAATTGCAGAAGAGGGCTCTCGATCTCGTCATCGAAAACTGTAAGGCGCTTCTATTTCTCAACCGCCGCACGTCCGTAAAGCAAGTGAAGGAAGGCTTCGGCGGCGAAAAGAAGAATAAGCCAGAGGGGATGTCTGGCGCAGAACGCGTCATCCATACAGATGAGCGGGCCGGGTTCTTGGCGAAGAACCGGTTGAAAGGTGCACCGGCCACCATTCCTTATCGGCAGGGGCATGGCTTCGAGGAGCTTTCAAAATACCTCGACGTTGCCAACGACAATGACCAGAGGGAGGCCGCCTAATGGAAAAAGCTCTAGCTGGCCTTGTCGCAATCGCGGCCATCCTCTTCTTCGCACCGCTCATCGGCGTTCTCGGTGGCGCGTTCGTCGGCTGGGTCGTGGGCCTGTTTTTCGCAGAAACGATCCATGCGTTCCTTGCCGCCGTTGGCATCAACGCGGCGGGCCTTGCGATGTGGCAGATCGGCGCTTCGCTTGGTTTCATCGGTGGGTTCTTCCGCCCGGCTATTCATCGGGCGAAGGCTTAAGTCTCGCCGCTACCACACCACCAACAACACGAGGAAATGACAGATGGCAAAACTAGCCAGCAGATTTGATGCGACTGCTCACGATACGGAGCAGCGGGACTACGAAGAGCTGCCGAACGGCGACTATGAACTGGAAATCGAGGCGTCGGAGGTCAAGGAAGGCGCAAACGGTACCGGCCTCAAGACAACGATGACGGTTCTTCGCCCTGAGGAATACAAGGGCCGCAAGGTCTTCAATTTCTACAATCTGGAACACAAGAACGCGCAGGCGCAAGAGATCGGCCAGCGTCAGTTCGCGAGCCTTTGCCGAGCGATCGGCGTCTCGGAAGTCGAGGATTCCGAAGAACTGCACTTCAAGGCGTTTACGGCAAAGATTGGTCTCGGAAAGCCTTCCAAGGACGGCCAATACCCGGCTCGCGCCGAGATCAAGAAGTACTACTTCCCCGATGAGGGCAACGTCCCCCAGCCTTCGATCGACGCCAACCAGCCCGTAGCGCAGGCCCGCCCGGCCAATGACAACCGACCGGCTGCGGCTAACAGCAACAAGCCAGCGCCAGCGGCTGCTGCGGCAGGCAAGAAGCGACCTTGGGGCTAAGCTTAACAACAGGCGCGGTTACCAACCGCGCCTTCTACCACCGAACACGAGGAGACTTTGATGAGAGTCAGCATTGACCGCTCACAGCTCGCGCACGCCTTGGCAACCGTCAACCGTGCTATCGAAAGCCGAAACACAATCCCCATTCTCGCCAACGTGCTCTTGGCGGTCGAGGACGGCCAGTTGCGCCTGACAGGCACTGATCTGGACGTGGAGATAACGACCAGTCTGCCGGTGCTCGACTGCCAGCCCGGTAGCGTGACCGTTCCCGGCAAGATGCTTGCGGATATCGCCAAGCGCGTGACGGGCGACATATCGCTTGCCTTAGATGACGGCCGCCTTACCGTCGCGTCTGGTCGCAGCCGTTACAAGCTCGACGTTTTGCCCGTTGAGGACTTTCCGTCCTTCAGTGCAGGGAAGTTCGACACAACCCTTGAGCTGGATCTGGCTGCGCTTGTTGCGCCTTGTGTGCACTGCATTTCGACCGAAGAAACCCGCTATTACCTCAATGGCGTTTATCTGCATGCCGTTGACGGCCGCTTGGTTGCTGTCGCAACTGACGGGCACCGGCTGATGCGCAATGTCGGCCCCACCGGCGACTTGGACTACGGTGTGATCCTGCCGCGTAAGATGGTCGGGTTACTACCGAAGGGCGCGGTTACCGTTGAACTGTCGCAGAACAAGGTGCGCGTCACGTCTGGCTCAACGGTTATCACTTCCAAGCTGATCGACGGCACGTTCCCTGACTATGTGCGCGTCATTCCAACCGGCAATGCGAACGTGCTTAGCGTCGACCGGCAGGCGCTCATGAAGGCCGTCGAGCGTGTCGCCGCGGTTGCGGATGACAAATCGCGAGCCGTGAAATTCGCGGTCGGCGATGTGCTGCGACTGATGCTGGCTGACAAGGCTAGCGATGAAGTTTCGATTGAATTCGAGGGCGAGCCTTTGGAAATCGGCTTTAACGCCCGGTACGTCAACGACATGCTTGGCGCGTTGGATGAAGCAAACGTGCGCTTTGCTCTCGGCGATGCAGGCTCGCCTGCCGTCGTCAAGGGCGAGGGCGAGTGGACGGGCGTGCTTATGCCGATGAGGGTCTAAGCATGGCAGCGACAATCCCCGAAACCGCAATCTTCAACGCCATTGAATATGCGCTGCGCCATGAAGGTGTGACCGAAATCGCGTTTTCAGAAGATGGCGAATACGAAGTCGAAATCCACGAGGCGTCCAACCTGATGCCGTTCGTCAAATGTCTGTTGCGCGAGTTGGAGGTGATTACGTGAAAATCAGCATTGAGTGGCTTGGCGACACCCACGATTGCGAAACCTGCGGCCCGTCATGGGCTGAAGGCGCGCGCGTCTATATCGACGGACTGCTTGTGCTGGATGTGCAGCCAAGCGCCCATTGTTACGATGGTGTGTCTTACCAAGAAGATGACGTTTACCGGCACATTTTGGAGCACCTCGGCCATACCGTGGAGGACTACCCGGTATGAATAGCATCTTCATGGTCATGAAGCAGGTATCGCCAGACACGGCGCGTCCATATCGCGTCATCGAGACATACCCAACTTCGGAGGGAATGCGTTCACGTATCGTATCTGGTGCGTTTAGCACGCAGGAAGCGGCGCAACAGTGGGTGGAGCATTTGCAGGAAGGGAGCGCAACATAATGGCTCCCCTCCCAAAAGCCGAATCCAGTACCGTCCGCGCCATCTACGCTGCTTACGAGGCCCAGGTTAAGTCCTGGGACTCGTGGGGCATCAGCGTGGGCGAGGCGGGCACGGAATGTGATAGAGCCCTGTGGTATGGCTTCCGCTGGGTGTCGGCGCACGAGGTTCATTCGGGCCGCCAGCTTCGCCTTTTTGCCACTGGCAATATCGAGGAAGATCGATTGGTCGCCGACCTCGAACGCATCGGCGTCGACGTCTACGGACAGCAGGACAAAATCAGGCTGGTGTCGGGTTTTGTGCGCGGCAAGTGCGACGGCAAAGCAATGGGTGTGCCAGAAGCGCCGAAGACTGAACACCTGCTGGAATTCAAATCGAGCAACGAGAAGGGCATCAAGGAACTTCAGAAGCGCGGCTGCCAGAAGGCTAAGCCACTTCACTACGCCCAGTGCCAGCTTGGAATGCAGGCTTTTGGACTGACGCGCTGCTTGTATCTGGCGTCGTGCAAGAACACCGATACGCTTTATGCCGAGCGCATTGAATACGACGTCGAATTCTGCCTTCGGCTGCTGGCACGCTGCGAACGCATCGTGTTTTCGGACGAGCCGCCCAGCCGTATCAGCGAAGATCCGGAGTTCTTCGGCTGCATGTTCTGCAAACACCGGGGCGTTTGCCACGAAGGCGTGCAGCCGCGCGTCAACTGCCGCACCTGCCTGCACGTCCAGCCAGAGCATGGCGGCGACTGCCACATGTCATGTGCGCGCTGGAACAAGCCTTTGTCGATCGACGAGCAACGCGACGGGTGCCCGGCGCATCTCTACCTTTGTGGGCTGATAAATGGCGAGCAGATCGATGCCGATGAGGTCGCGGAGACGGTTACCTATCGTTTGGCGACGGGTGAGATATGGGTGGATGGGGTGAGGGGAGATTAATCCGGATCGATGGGTTCGAATTGGGCAGAGACATTCGCGGTATGAAGATGTCTCTCGCCGTCAAGTTTGTACTGAATTCTTACGCCAACGACGAACCCGAATGGGTCCTGATTTGATGCATAACTGACGTTAAATATTGATGTCGAAACGGATGGTAATTCGGAATTGAACCGGCCAGATAAACGCAGCGGAACATCGAAAGAGTATTCAGTCTTATCTAAGACGATCGAATCATAGAGTGCGTGTAACAGGTCTCGAGTGTTGTCAGTGTCGCGATGAATAACAGCGCCGCGTGGGTACTCTAATCTTAAAGAGTGGAGGAATAGGGGTAGTCTATTATGGTTTACGATCTCAATCGCCAGCCTATTTCTATAGTCTTTCTTGTTGTCCGGTAGTTGATAGGCCCCGAATGAGGGCGGAACATCGCCGAGGACCGCATCAGCCTGTCGCTTGGCCTGTTTCGCAGCCCACCACGCAAATGAAGCAGCGATGATCGCACCCGTGGCAGACACAAGAGCAATCCATTCACTTATTTGAAGTTCAGGGATCAATTTATGCTCCATCTAAGAGACTATCAACGCGCCGCGGTTGACGGCCTTTACGACTACTGGCGCGAACAACCCGGCTCGCCTCTTATCGTGCTTCCTACGGGCGGCGGCAAGAGCCTCGTGCTGGGTACGATTTGCAAAGAACTTATCGAAGGCTGGCCAGACATGCGCGTATTGGTTTGCACTCATGTACGCGAGCTGATCCTGTCAAATTACCAAGAGCTGCTGAACATCTGGCCCTTCGCTCCGGCGGGAATATTCTCGGCTGGTGTAGGACGGCGTGATGCGAAGGCGCAGATCGTATTCGGCGGCGTGCAGACCATCGCAAATAAGGCGGAGCAGATCGGCCACATCGACGTCGTTTTGGTCGATGAGGCACACCTAATGCCACGGAATTCGGAAACGCAGTACGGCAAGCTGATCGATGGCCTGCGCGCCATCAATCCAGACCTGAAGCTGGTCGGTCTCACGGCCACGCCTTATCGCTTGGGCGAGGGGCTTTTGACTGAAGGTGACGGCGCACTTTTCGACGACATCTGCTTTGAAAAGCCGATCGGCGAAATGATCGAGGAAGGCTATCTTTGTCGGCCGATTTCAAAGGGCATGGCAACAGCCTTCGATCTGTCAGGCGTCGGGAAGCAGGGCGGCGATTACAAACAGAACGCGTTGCAGGCAGCCATCGACAAGGACGACATCACTGCTTCGGTAGTGGATGAGATCGTCACATATGGCACGGCGTCGGGTGCTGAGCGAAAGGCTTGGCTTTGTTTTTGCAGCGGCGTTGAGCATGCCCGGCATATGCGGGACGAGATTCGGGGCCGGGGATTTAGCTGTGAGACTGTGACTGGAGATACCCCGACCGGAGAGCGGGACCGGATTCTGGCTGATTTCAAGGCCGGCAAGATCCGGGCGCTGACGAACAACTCGGTGCTGACAACCGGCACGAACCTACCGATTATCGATCTGGTCGCATTTTGTCGCCCGACTTTATCAGCGGGCCTTTATGTCCAGATGGCGGGTCGTGGCCTGCGCCTTTATCCCGGCAAGGAGAACTGCCTGTTTCTGGACTTCGCGGGCGTTGTTCGCAAGCATGGGCCAATCGATGCGGTTACGCCACCCGGAATGAAAAAGGGTGACGGGGAAGCGCCAGTGAAGCAATGTCCGCAAGAGCCTGACGATCGTGGTCTAGTAGGCTGCGGCTCACTGATCCACGCCTCGCTCCACACCTGTCCGGATTGCGGATATGAATTCCCAGTCGATGAAACGCCGAAGATATCTGCGCAGGCGGAAGACGTGCCGATGCTGTCGAAGGACAACGCCAGCACCCGCCAGGTGGAGCGCCGCACATTTGCATACCACGAAGGCAAGGGCGGCAAGCAGGACAGCGTGAAGGTGTCTTATTGGGTTGGTATGTCGCCAATCAACGAATGGCTCGGCCCAGCCCATACCGGCTTCTTTAAGTCAAAGTCTGACAGGTGGTGGCGAAAGCATGGCGGTCAGGCACCGTTCCCGAAAACCGTGCTGGAATTCATGGAGCGCCAGAACGAGCTGCTGCCGACCGCCGAGATCGTGGTCAAGCCGAACGGCAAATACTGGGAAGTTGTTGACGCCATTGCGGGTGTTGCGAATGACAACGTGCCAGAGGCTAGCAACGACAATGCGCCGGCATCAAATTACGGTCGAGTATCTGCCGGGCTGGCTGACGTATTGGATGACGATATTCCGTTCTAGGGAGTTCCGCATCGCATGTTGGGGCGGGGGCTCTGGTTCATGCGATGCGGATGCATTCCAGAGAAGGTTTGCGGCACCAGAATATGGGCATATTAGCGAATGGTGAAATAACAGAATGTAACGGTTGCCAACAACAGGCACCGCAACTGCATGAAATAGAAAAGCCCGCTTCGCGATTGGGAGGAGGAGCGAAGCGGGCCGATCTGAAAAGCGCGGTTGGGAGGAGGAGTACCGCGCTTAGGGTCCGGTTTCTGGGAGGAGGAGTAAAACCGGACGAGGCGTAAATAGGCGGCCCACTCACGCGTTGCAAGGGGCGAATTCGCATAGCAGATATGCAGGAAAAAATAAAAACCGCCCGGCAGCGGACGGCGCGCGCCTGGGCGGTTTAACTCCCTCCCAAGAGTGGCGCGAATATACATAAACAATCAAAGCGCGCAACAGTTAAATCCAAGTATTAATTACACTAAAACAGTAGGATTAAGTTTATCAAAATAAACCAATCCATTAACGGGATGCGCCGCGAGGCATGTTAACTTACCTACCGGACTAACCAACCAACCACCGAAACACGAGGAGCAACAATGCAAAACAAAGCCGACAACACGAAAGCACAGAACTATCTGGCCTATGATGTCACCGTTCTGGAACGGGAATTCGCCGACTTGGTTGCGGCATACCCAGAATTGGCCGAAGATGAGGAACTGCGCGCCGACACAATCGAAGGCGAGACGGACGCATACCGCGTGCTCGGTAAGATCGTGGCCATCGAGCGCGATGCAAACAGCATGGTACTGGCCATCGGCGAACGCGCCAAGGAATTGGCCGCGCGCAAAGATCGATACACCAGACGCAAGGACGCCATGCGGGCCTTGTTGCTGCGCCTGTTGAAGGCCGCTGACCTGAACAAAGTTAGCCTGCCGGAAGCGACTGTGTCGGTCGGTAAAGGGCGCGCCGGGGTTGAGATAGTGGACGAATCCGCTGTGCCTGCGCGTTTTTTGAAGGTTGTGAAATCGCCTGACAAGACACTTATCAAAGAGGCGCTGGATGCTGGGAAGATCGTCAAGGGAGCCGTCCTGCGCGAAGGCCAGCCCACGCTTACGGTGAGGGCGGCGTGAATTACGCACCGTGGATGGCTATGCTGGGCCCTGACGACGAGCCAGACTATTACGCCTATTGGCAAGAAACGGATTCGCTGGCAGACGCAATGATTGACGTCGCCACCTACGACGACTGGTTTCCCGACCTAACCCGCCCGATTGCTGCCGAGCAGCAAGGCGGCGCATCCAGCCTATAACCAACACCCCGCCAGCCACCAACTGGCGGGTTACCACCACGAAACACGAGGAGATGAGGATGGACGCCTACGCGCGTTTCCTGCAAGGGAAGGTCATTGCCGATCCCGTGACGGGAATGACTGACATTCCAGAACTAAGCCACACGCTAAAGCCACATCAGCGTGATATCGTGCGGTGGGCTTTGCGACGTGGGCGTGCTGCTATTTTCGCGGGCACAGGCCTCGGTAAGACGCTTATGGAACTGACGTGGGGCGAGAAGGTGAGCGAGTTCACCGGCAAGCCCACGCTGATCTTCGCGCCGCTGGCCGTTGCCGAGCAGCACATCATGGAGGCCGACAAGTTCGGTATCGCGGCTAACCTGGTGAGTTTTCACCCGGATGAGGGCTGGGGCGTGAATGTCTCCAACTACCAGAAGATGGATCACTTCGATTTGTCCAAGTTCGGCGGCTGCGTTCTTGACGAAAGCAGCATCCTGAAAAGCACAGACGGCAAATATCGCAATCGTTTGATCGAGGAATGCTCGACCATTCCTTTCCGTCTAGCCGCCACAGCAACGCCGGCACCGAATGATTTCATGGAGCTCGGCAACCATGCCGAATTTCTCGGCGTGATGTCCTACACCGACATGCTGGCGACGTTCTTCACCCATGACGGCGGCGAGACACAGAAATGGCGCCTCAAGGGCCATGCTGAAACCGAATTCTGGAAATGGATGGCGTCTTGGTCGGTCATGCTGCGCAAGCCGTCCGACCTTGGATATGACAACGAAGGTTACGACCTGCCGCCACTGGCCTACTATCAGCACACGGTGAAAGTCGAATATGCGCCGAGCCTTGAGACCGGTCTTTTGTTCCCCATGGAAGCCCGCACGATGCAGGAACGCATCTCGGCACGGAAAGACAGCGTGGAAGAACGTGTCGCACTTGCTGCCAGCCTGACGCCTAATGACAAGCCGTTCGTCTGGTGGTGCAATCTCAACAGCGAGGCCGACGCGCTCACCAAGGCAATCGACGGCGCCGTCAATCTGTCTGGATCTGACAAGGACGATGATAAGCGCCGAAAGTTGGTCGATTTCTCGAATGGCAAGATCCGCGTTCTGATCACCAAGCCGTCAATCGCCGGTTTCGGGATGAACTGGCAGCATTGCGCCGATACGGGCTTTGTTGGCCTGAATGACAGCTTCGAGCAGATATTCCAAGCCGTTCGTCGCTTCTGGCGGTTTGGTCAGACCCAGCCCGTAAATGTCCATTTCATTGCGGCCGAAACGGAAGGTGCGGTTGTCGCCAACCTCCGGCGCAAGGAAGCCGATGCCGAACGTATGGCGGCGGCCATGGTCATGCATATGGCCGATCTATCCAGCGAGGCGGTTCGTGGCGCTGTGCGCGACAAGCCGAACTACAACCCGCAACAGTCTATGCAAATACCGGCGTGGCTCACCACCAACGCCGTAGCCCAATGACCGACACGAGGAGAATTTCATGAGCAAGAGAATTACCGACCAATCTATCGAAACTAAAATTGCGGCGGTGAAAGCCATCAATCAAGTCATCACCGACAATTACGCCATCTATGAAGGTGACGCATGCGAACTTATTCGCGGCGTACCGACTGGAACGGTGCATTTTGGCATCCATAGCCCGCCTTTCGAGGGGCTTTATCGGTTCAGCAATTCCGATCGCGACATTAGCAACAACGACGGCGATGGATTTTGGGAGCACTACGCCTACCTGATCCAAGAATTGCTACGCGTGACCATGCCGGGCAGAATCCACGCAGTGCATTGCATGCAGTTGCCAACCAGCAAGATCAGACATGGCCATATCGGCATGCGCGACTTCCGCGGTGAAGTGGTGCGCGCATACGAAGATGCAGGTTGGATCTTCCACAGTGAAGTTTGCATCTGGAAAGATCCAGTTGTCGCGCAGCAGCGCACGAAATCCATCCGTCTTCTGCATAAGCAGATCACCAAGGATAGCACGATCAGCGGGCAGGGACTTGCTGACTATATGCTGATGTTCCGTAAGCCGGGCGATAATCCTGACCCGGTTGATGGCATGTTCGATCGTTATGTCGGCTATGGCAACGAACCGACGGCATTAGCTGACAGGTTGGCATCTGGTGAAGATCGGGCACGGGCCGAGAAATGGTTCTCGATTGAAGTCTGGCAGCGTTATGCATCGCCAGTCTGGATGGACATCAACCAGACACGCACCCTGCAGTATCGGTCGGCACGCGACGAGAAGGACGAGCAGCACATTTCGCCTTTGCAGTTGGACGTTATTGAGCGTTGCATCGAGTTGTGGAGCAATCCCGGCGACGTCGTGCTGACGCCATTTCTCGGAATCGGTAGTGAGGTATACGGCGCGGTTGCTGCCGGGCGTAAGGGTATCGGGTTCGAGCTAAAGCCGTCCTACTTTTTGCAGGCTGGGCGGAACATTGCGGCGCTTGATAACAGGCAAGACAACATCTTCGACGTGGCCAACGACAACTGCGCGGAGACTGCAAATGCAGCCTGACGCCGACATCTGCCACGTCTGCGCCCGCCACGCCGCCGGCCTCGGCGTGCAGGTAGACCGCGAGCCAATCCGCTGGCTGTGCAAGGAATGCGCCGACATCGCCGAGCATATTCGGCATCGGCGTCGGCTAGATCCTTACGAACTGCGCGCCCTTGATACCGGCGTCGAGTCGGTTGGGGAATACTTGCAGGCCATACAGAAAACCGACCTTAAGGAAATGGACGAACTGGAAGCGCGCATGCTGGTCAAAGCCGCATGGGAAGGGTGCGGGCGAGGGATGCGGGAAGCGTTGAAGGAGGCGCCGTTTTAAGTTCCGTTCGGCGGTTCGATAGATGGCATCTTCTTGAGTAACGTATCGTTGTATGTGGAGCCACCTTGGCCGTGATGAACTTTGCGATGGCAAGTAGGGCATAACGCAATCACGAATGCGGGATCATCAGGGCCGCCGTCGCTCACTCGACGGATGTGATGAGGTTCCAGGTAAGGTTGGCCGTTGACTCGCAGAAAAGGCGCTTGGCAGCCGCAACCCTCGCAATAACCGTTAGCCCGAGCAAGCACGTAATCTCTAACGTGTCGGCTTCGCTCATAGATGGTACGAGTTGACGCTTTGCCCTCGCGGCCTCCCGCTGCTTGACGAGCAAGATCTCGCATAGCTGCTAAATCGACAGCGGGAACGGGCTGTTCATCGTCGACGGCTTCAACAATGTTCTCGAGGTTTCTAAGTTCGAAGATAATGGCTTTGCGCATATCATCGTTGCGATCAGGCGACTGTCCCCATCGCCAACTCTCGCAGATAAAGCTGCCCAGGAAGTTAAGATCCTTGCCTTTCCCGAGGCTTTCAAAAAGGAGTAGATCCTTGCCCAACATAGCATGGTCGCGAATTGCTTTATTGCCGCGGACCATTTCCATGTCGCCGACTTGACCTTCACCATAATAGTCAAAACGTCCATCGGGCAGGTGTTGGTCTTCATAGCCGTAATGACTGCCAGCCTTGCCGGTGATGATAATTACAACGTTATGGTTGGACGGAGTAACGATGCCACCCTGTTGCTGGCCAGCAAACTGACCATGAATGTCGTTTCGCCTGTTATAGTGTCTGCCTACGACAAAGCCCCAAGTCATGCTTACCCCCCCGTTTAAAGTCAGGGTTAAGCACTACAAAAACAACCAGCGGTTTTCCAGTTTAAATCGCAGGAGCTTAGACGGTCATCCCTACATCAGTCGTCCGTCTCGCAACTGTTGTTCGCGCTCATGTTCGACGCGATCGAGGATCGCAAAAGCTTGCTGGGCAACGTCTTCCGTCAACGCGATTTGGAGTCGGCCTTTGAATGTTATCGGCCGCCGCGTGGACTTAGCCACAATGGACCACGTGCCATCACCGCTCTGAAGCATATCGTAGTCTTTACACATCTCTTTCCCTCCCGAGGTAATCATGCAGCAATCTGTATTACCGGATACCGACCCCATGCTCGACGTCGCTCTGTCCTACACGGCGCGTAACTGGCCTGTATTTCCATGCCGTGCCGCCGATGAGGAATTCGTCGACGAGGACGGCCTTATCGAAATCCTCGCCACCAAAACTCCGCTGACCTCAAACGGGTTCCGCGGCGCGACGCTGAATGAGCGAATTGTTCGTGAACTCTGGCGGCGAAACCCAGCTGCAATGGTCGGCGTGCCGACCGGGGCGCCTATCGGGGCGTGGGTGTTGGATATCGATCCGAAGCACGGCGGGCCAGACACGCTTGCGGCTTTGGAAGCCGAGCACGGCGCATTGCCCGCGACGCTTACCGCTGAAACCACGAGCGGGGGCCGACATTACTTTTTCAAACACAAGGCTGGCGTCCGCAATCGTGGCGCATTGGGTGCCGGCATCGATGTTCGTGGCGACGGTGGCTATGTCATCGCGGCTGGCAGCGTGCCTGCTATTGGCCAGCCTTACCGCTGGCTGGTCGATATGGAGCCGGTCGGTGCGCCGGACTGGCTGCTGGAGCTTGTCTTGCCACGGTCATACGACAGCACGACCATGTACCAGGCGCCGTCGGTGTCTGGCACGATTAATGACCGATACGTCGAGCGCGCGGTGCAGTCCGAGCTCGACGACCTAGCCATGGAACCGATGGGCAACCGCAACAATCGCTTGAACGACGCGGCGTTCCGGCTGGGCACGTTCGTCGGCGCCGGGGCTTTGTCGGAATCCGAAGCGCGGGCCTTGCTGCAAGATGTGGCGCGCGGCTGGGGCAGGGACTTCCCACGTTGCTGCAAAACGATCGACAATGGGCTGAAGGCTGGCAAGATGCATCCGCGTCAGGCACCAGAAGCCGTCAACGACAATACCAAGCTCGTGGACATTACACGCATGCTCGATAACGCGCGGGCGAAGGTGGAGGGCGGAGAGGTCAACCCCGAAGAACTAGTGACGACCGTCCAGATTGATCCAGAGAAGTTGCCGCCCATCGAAGAAGAACCCGCCGACCAACCCATCCTCGCAGCCACACCCTTCCAGTGGAAAGATCCGTCAACACTGCCACGCCGCGAGTTTGCCTTTGGTCGGCATTTCATCCGCAAGTACGTCTCGGTGACGGTTGCACCGGGCGGCCTTGGCAAAACTGCGAACAGCATCGTGGAAGCGCTCGCGATGGCGTCTGGCAAGGCTCTAAACGGCGTCAAGCCGCCGCGCCGGCTCAAGGTCTGGCTCTTTAACGTGGAAGATCCGCGCGACGAGCTTGAGCGACGCATAATGGCGGCGTGCATCCACTTCAACCTGAAGCCGGAAGATATAGACGGTCATCTGTTCCTCGACAGTGGCCGTGAGCAGGAACTTGTCGTTGCCATCGACGACAAGAAAGGCGTCAAAATCCAGGAGCCGATCGTCGAGGCAGTTGCCGAAACCATCCTTGCCAATGGGATCGACGTGATGATCGTCGATCCGTTCGTGTCGACGCACCAGGTCAACGAAAACGACAACGGTGCTATCGACAAGGTTGCGAAACTCTGGGCGCAGATCGCGGACTATACGAACTGCTCCATCGACATCGTGCACCACCTGCGCAAGGTGAGCGACCGCGAGGCTACCGTCGAAGACGCACGCGGCGCTGTGGCTCTGATCGGTGCAGCGCGTTCGGTGCGCGTGCTTAATCGTATGTCAGAAGCGCAAGCCAATGAGGCGGGCATTCCCGGTATGGATCGGTTCGGCTACTTCTCGATCACATACGGCAAGTCGAACCTTACGCCGCTGTCACACCGGCTGGACTGGCGGCATATCGAAAGCGTCGCATTGGGCAATGGTCGTGGGCTGACCCAGCCGCAGGACCATGCGCCGGTCGTCACTGAATGGCATTGGCCGTCGAGCGAGGAAGTGGCAGAAGGGCTGACCGATGAACAAAAAGAAGCTATCCGTGGCGCTGTAAACGGCGGCATGTATAAGCAGGCGCCGCAGGCAAAAGACTGGGTTGGGCACGCCGTGGCATATGCGCTGGGGCTGGATGTCGACGACGAGGTGCAGAAGAAGCGGACCAACCTCATTACCAAGGCGCTGTTCAAGGAAGGCTTCCTGGCAAAAGTCGAGGAGCGCGATCCGATCCAGCGGAAAACGACATCGTTTGTGCGGGCGGTTTGATTCAACTGATGCCAGTATAACTTTGCTGCTCGCATTTGCGTGCCCTATCTCATAAGATTAGGCGGTGCCGCCTACGAATCTTCCTCGATCAAATTGGAATACACTATGGACAGTGCGGTGCCCTTCCTGCATGCGCGTGGTCAGTCGGCTGATGAAATTCGGCTGTTGGATTGGAGCCGGAACCCCATAGGGGGGCCAGCGAGTTGGCCGGCGCACTTGGTCACTGCAGTACAGATGATGTTGGCTTCGCATTTTCCCAAAGCAATCATTTGGGGGCCGGAGTTTACGACGATTTATAACGATGCTTTCCGACCAATTCTCGGGGAAAAAGAGAACTGCATGGGAGCATCTTTCCGCGATATCTGGTCGGAGGCTTGGGATGAGTTGCTGCCCATGGTTCAGAAAGCCTACGCTGGCGAGGCGACATTTATCGAAGACTTTCCGCTCGTGATCGATCGACACGGATATGATGAACAATGCTATTTCACATTCTGCTACAGCCCAATCTTTGATGAACAGGGTCGGGTCGGCGGGATGATCGACACGGTCATTGAGACCACGCAAAAAGTGGAAGCCGAAAAGCACGCCCGGATTCTGAATACCGAACTCGCTCACCGCATCAAGAATACCTTCAGCGTGGTGTCCGCTATTGCGAGCCAGACATTCAATAACAATGCCGATGAAGAGGTCATTAATACATTCATAAAGCGGCTTTCTGCGTTGGGGAACGCGCATGATGTACTGAGGCTCGGCAAAAGCTCGGAAGGTTCGTTGCGTCAGATCGTATCTGGAGTAACAACTGCGCTTGCAGTTGACGATCGCGTTCACATGGCAGGGCCAGATGTATCGGTAGGCCCGAAGGGCGCATCGACCATTTCGCTATTGGTCCACGAATTGACAACAAACGCGATTAAGTACGGTGCGCTTTCTAACCCTACGGGGCAAGTGCAACTGAACGTTGCTATATCCAAAAGGCAGGTTGAGCCGGTTTTCTCAATGAATTGGATCGAAATCGGAGGACCGCCGGTAGCCCCGCCGACAAAGACAGGTTTTGGCTCCAAACTCATAAGAATGGGGCTTCTTGGTTCGGGGGAAGTTAGGTCCGAATATAAACCAGAAGGGTTCAGCGCAGAGTTTACCGCACCGCTGCTGCGGCTCCAGGGAGAGGGGCGTTTGTTTGACTCAACTTGATATCGGCCGGAAATTAAATCGTGAAAGCGGGGCTTCGGCTCCGCTTTTTTTCGTGGGGTAAGATCGAAGGCGATATTCGAGCGCTCTCTTAATCACTTGAAAGTTGAGGGCAGGACAGATCGCCTTCTTCGCATTTCAGGTGTTCGGAAAGTTGCTTGCTCCTGTCGGCTGTTAATCTTTCCCGGCACATAGCGTATACCATCGGTTGCACCGTGCCGCCCTCTGTTCCTGAGGATGAAAATTCACATTCTGCATCTCGGAATTTAATCCAAGCCCGTTGTGATATGGTCAGAAGCTTCTTAGCGTCGTTGCCAGCAAGACGCCTTTCAAGCTGTTGGTAAAGCGAATTCAGTTTCTTGTCCGCTTTTTGAAAGCCCTGACCGGCACACTTGTTCATTGTGGCCTGATCTTGCGCATTATCGCACTCAGAGGATGCTAAAGCAGAGCCCGAGAAGAACACAGCTGCTAACGCTATGGCGATATATTTAAACATTATGCCCTCCGTTACTTTAACGTGATAATAATGGAAGAAATACTCGTAAATTATAAACCATGCATCTGGAATTGCCCGCGATGGTTAATTAGAAGAGGATCGCATTGCTTATTAGAGAAAGCTGATATTAGTGCCGGAAGTAACTTACAGCATGCTATCGCCGCGTTAGACGTGCCCCGCCATCGAACGGCGGTTTCACTGACTCCGCTCGACCGCGAAGCTTGGGGCATCGTCGCCTTTGCCTTCCTGCAGGAAGTCGATTAGTTCACCCATTAATGCTTCGGCTACAGGTTTGATCATTGCCAATTCGATGGTACCTGTATCTGTTTTGAGAGTGAGAATTCCGACCAGAGGATCATGGTTAAGCACGGTATAGCCCGCACCTAGAATTTTGTTGAAGCCGGTACGACCGATTTTAGCCATTGTTTCCTCCATCAGGTTCGGATCAGCTAACCTCTATCACTAAAAATTTGGAGAGAACGATACGCGGTTCGGCTCGACGGTCAGGGGCGCTTCGCCAGGCGCTCGGAGATTCTTGCGCGATTGATAGCTACGGCATCTTCGGTCGGCTCCCAATCATTGCACCATACATCGGGGAAGCCGTCTAGCAGTTGATCGATGTTGGTAAACTGCGGGGAATATCCACGCGCGAGCATTTCGTCGATAATCGCTGCCTGTCTTTTGGCGAGGTAGCCAAGCCGGGGATAGAAAAAGCGAACGTGCCCCTTACCCAAGGTATAAACGGATGGGTTGCGGGCATCCGTGGGTGCCTCTCCTCGCTCTATCGCTGAGCGCACCAAAGCGAAAACACGCGGTAATTCCCTATACTCGGCTACAAGATGGGGGCCGGTTAATTCTGACGGGTCTACGCAATTAATACGAGTCACAGTGCCACTTAACGCTCTGCTATTTTGAAAGCGGGGGGATATAGCCGGGAATCTCAGATTCAGGCAAGTACCGCTGGCGCCAAATGTACCTTGCCAGCCGCCCAATACAACCCGATGTCATAATCAAAATACAACTTCTGATACTGCGCACTTCTTTGTGCGCACTTCTCGAAAAGGCCTAAAAGAAGTTCGCAAATGCACGCTGCTTTTGGTGCGTAAGTGTTCTTATATAGAAACTTACGCACAAAGCGCGCGGCGCGCAGTTCTCGAGTTTTGAGAAGTGCGCACTTTTCCTGATTTTTGCCAATTCCAGAATACAACCTGATTTGAGGCGGGCGGAAAATTTTCGCCACGCTACGTCGGTCATTAACACCACATTTATTGAGGCACTCCACACTCCTCTCGCCGCTACCAACGGCATACCGCAATAAGCACGAGGAGCTCACATGGCACGCAACCGCACGCGCGCGCCTTCATCTACGACCACGACCGCCACCAAAACACAAACCGTCCGCATCAACGGCGCTCGCGTCAAGGTCACCACAAAGGCCGGGAAGGTGACGACCAAGCCAGCCCCGCCGCTCGAATGGGAATTACAGGCGGCACAAGTAGCCAGCCTGCGCCGACTGCCACAGTACCAACGCCAGTTCCTGCTGGCGGGTGACATGAACGCCAGCAAGCGCGGGCCAAGAGCCCAAGCTCAGGCAATCGCAACAGGAATGACCAGCGGCGAACCTGACCTTCGCATCTATGGCGAATACGGGCGTCTGCTGATGATCGAGAACAAGGTCGGGCAGGGAAGACTGTCGCCGGCCCAGAAAGACCGCCACGCTGCCCTACAGCGGCTTGGCTACACGGTTCTGGTCATTCGGGCCACCACAACGACAGAGGCCGCTGAGCAGGCCGTTACGGCGGTTCTGGGGTGGCTTGCACAAGAGAAGGGGAAAGCAGCATGAAGCAGAAACTGAAAGACAAATATTTCGCCGCGAATGACAACTGCCCGATCGATGAAGACCAGCATTCATCATCTCCATATGCACGAGACTTGGAACTAAGAGGCTGGCAGACGGCGGCAATTAAGCGCCGGGAAGAATTCGAGTTCTATGCGGTCGACGGCGTGTACCTGTCGGATCTTCTGAATGAGGAGGCAGCTTGATGGGAAATGTGATTTATCTGGACCGAGCAGCACGGGCCAAGCAGGAAACCAAGGCAATGGCCACGCAATTGCGACGCATCAAACAGCGCCAGTCTATCGGAGACCCTGCCGTTCCTGCGAATGATAACGAGGATTTCCCACTGCTGGCGGTTTTGCGCCGAGACAAGCTACACTGCTTTATCGAGCTAGTTATGCGATACCGGCGCCTTGTAGCCATAGCCGAGGCCGAGCCGCTTAAGGGCCAAGACTACGGATACGATGCAGGCTTGCACGCTGCTCAAGAAAGCAAACGCCTAAAGGGCGTCGAAGATGTAGAGGCCGCTGCCGCACGAAACTGGGAAGGCGGCGTGAAAGGTGGAGAAATCGAATATTCCGGCAAGCTGCGCAAAAGCAAAGGAGCTTATGCCCTTCCTGCAATGCGCAAGGTGAATGTCAAAGTCGATGCTTACTTCGAGAACGACGATGGCACGATGCCAATTCCAAAGACCGGTAAAACTCCGAGCCTCAGTTTGAAATTCACGGACGATCTGCTGCTCGAGAAAATTGATACAAGACCGATACTTGCCTATCTGCGGTCAAGGCTTGGGCCGCTCATCGAGCCGTTCGAGGATGCGGTGCTGGGCGGGCAGACGCTGGCCGAAATAGGCGAGAAAGACGGCTTCAAGCACAAGCAGGCAACTGCAGCGGGAAGGTCTCTTGTTTTCCGCGGGCTAGCTGCGGTTCAGGGCGCTATGGACGATCTGGAGCTTCATCCACTGGCGTATCGAAATATCTGGAATATCGCACAACCTGCGTAGTGCACCCCGATCCCCTTCAGCTCCCCAATGAGGGGAAGACTACATCAAGGCCGCCATGCGCGGCCTTTTCATTTCAGTGCGGTTACAAGAGCCGCCCCTGTCGGCATTGCCGGTGGGGTAACTATTCCAGCGCCGTTTCTCCTCCGGCTGCTGGTTCGGCGGGTTGAGCCTATTGCGGTAGGCTCCCCGCCGGCACGATTGGCTTGATTGATTGTTGGGTCCTCCTAATTGATAGTTGGAGGAGCCAGACATGACGTATTCCGCAACGAACAGTCCGTTTCGTACCGGTGTCCGAGGACTATGCCCGAGGTGCCAACAAGGACACCTGTTCAAGGGCTATCTAACACTAGCCAAGCAGTGTGAGGTTTGCGGTCTGGACTATTCGTTCGCCGATCCCGCTGACGGCCCCGCATTCTTTTCGATGTCGATCGCCGCGGTGCCTGCGCTGCTATTCGGTATCTGGTTGCAATCAGTTTTTGATCCACCGATCTGGGTTCATGCAATCACGACCCTGTCGATAATCGTGATTGCATGTGTTCTGTTGTTGAGACCAATTAAAGGTTGGTTGGTCTGCTCCCAGTATTTTCATAAAGCTGAGGAAGGAAGGATTGATACCGACTGGCGGCCAGGTCCGCGATAGTCTGTTTCAACTGGCTGGCTCAACGGAATCTACCGGTAACGACTGCCGCGGCCCTTCATGAGCATGCATGCAACCAAGGCCACCAGACCGACGGATGCCCACGCCGATGCGGTTCCGGGATTTTCGCGTGCGTATTGCACAGCACGTTGACCATGTTCACGTGCCCCTTCGGCGAGCACATTCACCACGTCCTTCGTGGATGCGAGGGCGTTGTCGGTTGCGCCGGATAGATTCCCGAGATGATCTGACAATCGGGACGATAGGCTGCTGATTTCCTTGCGCAGTGCGTCGATTTGTTCGGAAAGCATGCCTTCGGTGGTCTGTGCCATTTCATTCTCCTTTTCGATTACGAGGAGAGAACGGGCGTCATCGATTAATTGTTCCATTCAATTTCAGCGGGCGAGAGCGCTGGTGTGCTCGCCGGTCTCATAAGCCGGATCTGATCGGTTCGATCCCGATGCCCGCAACCAATCGCCCGTGTAGCTCAGATGGGAGAGCAGCTGCCTTGTAAGCGGATGGTCCGGGGTTCGATTCCTCGCTAGGGCACCAATTCGAAGGTAAGCATGACCAGACGTGATCAGCGCAGCACTGAGGCTGCTGCTTATCGCAAGCTTTACAAGACAGCACGCTGGCAACGCTTACGTGAGCGGCAACTGGCCGCGCATCCTTTGTGCGCCTATTGCTTGCAGCAGGAGGACGTCACGCCAGCAACGGTGTGTGACCATGTCAGGCCACATAAAGGCGATGAGGCGCTGTTCTTTGACCCAGACAACCTCCAAAGCCTCTGCGCACCATGCCATGACCGCATCAAACAGCGCGAAGAGCTCGGCCAAGACGTCGTTCGGTTTGGTCCCGATGGATGGCCGGTCGGTTGATCGACCCCGGGGGCATCAAAAAGTGTCCACGTCCGCAGTCACAGGACCAGCGGGGACCGACAGCGCACGCATCTGCAATTCAAAACATGACCCCATAAGGATTTCATTCCATGGCAAAGCCGAGAAATCCCCTCGGCAAAGCAAAGGTCGAGGGTCGCGACAAAATCAATGCCGGTCGGTACAAAAACCGCGCCGAACCGGCCGCAAACGGCCCTCTTGGGGCTCCTCCCGTTTGGTTGAAGGACAGCGCTGAGATCAAAGCGAAGTCAGCCTGGAAGCTTTTCGCCAAAGAGCTGCCGTGGCTGAATGAATCGCATCGAACACTGGTCGGAATGGCCTCGACTATTCAGGGACGCATTATGGCCGGGCAGGAGGTAGGCGTGCAGGCGATGAATTTGCTTCGGCAGATGCTTGGCCAGATGGGCGCTACGCCTGCCGATGCCTCCAAGGTGGCGACACCTGACGAGGGCGAGGAAAAGGATGATTTGCTTGACTGATATGCCTGCGCTTGAGCGTGTGAGCGCTTATGCGCAAGCTGTCATTGATGGCAGAGAAGTTGCCGGCCCTCACGTTCGCAATGCCTGCCGCCGCCATTTCGACGATCTCGAACATGGGCACGAGCGCGGGCTATATTGGGACGACGATGCTGCCGACCGCGTGTTTCGGTTCTTTGAAGGGCGACTCAAGCTTTCTGAAGGCCAGTTCGAAGGCAAGCCTTTCAAGCTGCATTCCTCGCAGGCTTTCAAGCTGGGTTCGCTGTTCGGATGGAAACGGGCCGACGGTTCTCGCCGCTTTCGTCGCGCCTACATCGAGGAAGGTAAGGGCAACGGTAAGTCACCGTTTGCTGGCGGTGTCGGACTGTACGGGCTGATCGCTGACAAGGAGGCTGGCGCGCAGATCTATGCTGCGGCTGCCAAGAAGGAGCAGGCGGGAATTCTCTTCCAGGATGCCGTTAAAATGGTTCGCGCCGCTCCTGCGTTGGTCGAACGGTTGAAGTTCAGCGGCGGCATCGGGCGCGAGTTCAACATTGCGCATCACAAATCCCAATCGTTCTTTCGCCCGATCTCGAAGGATTCCGGCAAGTCTGGCTCTGGTCCGCGTCCGCATTTCGCGCTTTGTGACGAGGTGCACGAACATCCCGACCGCTCGACGATGGAAATGCTGGAGCGCGGCTTCAAATTTCGTCGTCAGCCTCTGCTGCTGATGATTACGAACTCGGGCAGCGACAGAAACAGTATTTGCTGGGAAGAGCACGAGCACGCCATCAAGGTAGCCGCTGGCACGCAAACGCCTGACGAGGATTTTACCTATGTCGGCGAGGTGATCGACGACACGACGTTTTCCTATGTCTGCGCGCTGGACAAGGGCGACGATCCGCTCAAGGACGAAACCTGCTGGAAGAAGGCTAACCCGCTTCTCGGCGTTATCCTGACGCAGGAATATCTGGCCGGTGTTGTCGCTCAGGCGAAGCAAATGCCAGGCAAGCTGAACGGCATTTTGCGCCTCCATTTCTGCTGCTGGACCGATGCCGACAAGGCATGGATGCCACGCGAGACAGTCGAAAGCGTAATGGACGATTTCGATCCCGAAGTCGAACACGCAGACAAGCCGGTTTTCATGGGCGTCGACCTATCCGGCAGCAAGGACATGACTGTTCTTGCATGCGTGGTGCCTACTGGCTTCAAGGAAATGGAGCGGGAAGACGGATCTACAGTCAATCTGCCGACGTTTGATGCGTGGGTGGAGGCTTGGACGCCAGCTGATACTCTGGAGGCGCGAGAACAGGCCGACAAGGCGCCCTATGCGCTCTGGGTAAAGCAGGGCTGGCTGAATGCCCCGCCGGGCAAGCGAATTCGATATGACTTCGTTGCCTCGCGGGTACAGCAACTCGATCACGCCTTCGATATCAAGGCCATCGCCTACGACCGATATGCCTACGACAAGTTCCGCGAGGAAGTCGAGGCGCTCGGGTTGGACATTGAACATGTCGCACATCCGCAGGGAGGCAAGGTTCGGGCACGCCCCGAGCCTGCAAAGGTAGAAGCAGCGAAAGCCGCTGGCTTACCGCCGCCGCAAGGCTTGTGGATGCCGGGCTCAGTGTTGGCGCTCGAGGACATGATCATCGATGGTCGCATTCGTATGCGACGCAATCCCGTCCTGATGACCGCTCTGATGGGCGCCACCTTTGACCATGACCCGCAAGACAATCGGTGGTTCGTCAAAACGAAGGCATCGGTGCGCATCGACGCCGCGGTTGCACTGGCAATGGCGGTTGGTGTGGCGATGGACGGAGCGGTTATGCCGAAAGAGTCCGTCTACAAGAAACGCGGCATCCGAATGGCCGGCTAATCGGAACAAGGAAAGATATGGGTATTTTAGACCTGTTCCGGTCCAAACCGGAGGCAGCGCCTACGGTCGCGCCGAAACGAGCGCCGCGAGCTGACTGGCAATATTTCGACGGCTTGGATGATCCAAGGCTGGCCGCCTTCTTGGGAGGCGGCTCTGAAACTGCTAGCGGTATGGCAGTGACGCCGAAGGCTGCTCTGTTTAACACAACGGTCTTTCGCTGTGTCGACCTTATTTCAGGCAGCATCGGAATGCTGCCTTTCTACCTGATGCACAAGGACGGGAAGGGGCGACTTCACCCAGCCGATGATCATTCTCTGTTTGATGTTCTTCTTACGCAGCCGAATAACTGGCAGACGGCGTATGAATTCCGTCGGCAGCTGCAGTCACATGCGCTGACCTATGGCAACGCCTACGCCCGCATCGTGCGAAGCGGCAGGCGTGTGGTGGCTTTGCAGCCTCTGCACCCGACCAATGTCACGGTGGAGCAGAAAGACGACCTGACCGTCATCTACAAGGTCGTGTTGAAGGGCGGTCGCTATGTCGAACTCCCCCAGTCGGAGATTTTTCATCTCCGCGACATGACGGACGATGGCGTTATCGGTCTTTCTCGCGTCCAACAGGCGAAAGAGGCCATCGGCCTTGCCATGCAGACAGAAAAAGCTGCGGCTCGGCTGTTTAAGAACGGTACGATGGTGGGCGGTGCGCTTACGCATCCTGGCAAACTCGGTGATGATGAGTTTGAAAATCTCGATACCAGCCTCAAGGAAAAGTTCTCCGGCGCGGAAAACGCGCACAAGTGGCTGATCCTTGAAGAAGGCATGAAGGCAGAGCCGTTCTCGCAGACAGCAAGAGACAGCCAGCAGATCGAGACAAGAAATCATCAGATCGAGGAGGTTGCGCGCGCTTTTGGTGTGCCGCGGCCGCTTTTGATGATGGATGACACGTCGTGGGGTAGCGGCATCGAGACCCTTGGCCAGTTTTTCGTTCGTTACGGCTTGGCGCCGTGGTTCATCGCTTGGGAGCAGGCGGTTTCGCGGTGCCTGCTGACCCGCGAAGAGCGTCGATCGTATCAGGCTGACTTCGATGAGCGCGAATTGCTGCGCGGTTCGATTAAAGATCAGGCCGAATTCCTCGCTAAAGCCTTGGGTTCGGGCGGGTCCAGACCGTGGATGTCCCAGAATGAAGCCCGCGATTATGTGGGCTTGAGCCAGAGCGACGATCCAGACGCGGACAGCCTCAAAAATCCAATGACGCAGCCAGAAACTGGCCGCCCTCCTTCAGGAACACGCAATGAGCCTTAACAGAACGCCGGTTGCAGCCGTTGCGCGACCGAAGTCGTATCAGTGGGATGTGCCTCTCTCCGCCTTGGAGCGGTGGGAGAGCGCTCCACAAGCGGCGGAAGCTGACGATCCTAACACAATCTCGATCTTTGACGTGATCGGAGAGGATTATTGGAGCGGAGGCGGGTTTACGGCCAAACGAGCCGCTGCCGCGCTTCGATCTATCGGGAAAAGCCCTGTCACAGTGAACGTGAATTCGCCAGGCGGCGACATGTTCGAAGGGCTTGCGATTTACAATCTCCTCGCAAGCCATCCCGGCGAGGTCACTGTCAACGTGATGGGTTATGCGGCGTCTGCGGCATCGATCATCGCTATGGCCGGTGACAGGGTGATCATGTCAACCGGCTCGATGATGATGATCCACCGGGCGTGGGGTCTTGCCGTCGGTAACACGCATGATTTCACCGATGCTGCAACGCTGTTTCAGTCCTTCGATAGTTCGATGGCGGATATTTACGCCGCCCGAACCGGACTGGCGCAGGATGTCGTGCTTTCGCTGTTGGACGGGCCATCGAAGGCGTCGGACGGCACATGGCTGTCTGCCGACGAGGCCATCGAGAAGGGCTTTGCGGACGAAAAGGGCGCTGGAACTTCCAAGCCCGACGCAAAGGCTGAACTTCCCGCACATATCGCAGCAATGCGCCGGATTGACCGAGCGCTAGCTGCCGCAGGTGAGACGCGCCGTTCGCGCACTCAACTTCTCCATGAAATTCGAGGCGAGCGCGATGCCGCCGAGAACGCCACGCGCGACGCTGGCAAGACCAGAGCCAAAGACATGACCGGCATCAAGGCCGCTCTTGTCAGCACAACCAATATTCTTTCCAAGGGATAACCACATGGAACCCGATGAAATCAAGGCGCTCATTGAAGCGCAGGGCCGCGCATTTGAAGCGTTCAAGGCAGAACACAGCGCAGCACTTAATGACGTAAAGAAGGGCACGGAAGATGTCGTTCGCACCGAAAAAGTCGATCGCATCAACGCCACTGTAAGCGACCTTCAGGCTGCCCTCGATGAACAAGCGCAGAAGCTTGCAGCTCTCCAGACCGCTGGTGCCTCCCACCCGGCTCGCGATATCAAGAACGCCGAGTATAGCAAGGCATTCGACCGCTTCTTCCGCAAGGGCGATGAGGCAAGCATTGACGCCTTCATTCAGGCCAACCCACAGGCCGCGATGAGCGTCGCCGTTCCTGAAGACGGCGGTTATACGGCTCCGACCGAATGGGACCGCACCATTACCGACAAGCTGAAGATCGTTTCTCCGATGCGCGGTATCGCTTCGGTCATTCAGATTTCTGGCAACGGCTTCTCCAAGCTCTACAACGACCGCGCTACCGCGTCGGGCTGGGTAGGTGAATCCGCTGCGCGTCCTGAAACCCCGGCTGCAAAGTTCGCCGAGGTGAAGTTCAACACCGGCGAGATCTACGCCAATCCCGCTGCAACGCAGCGCTTGCTGGATGATTCGGAAATCAACCTCGAAAACTGGCTTGCCGGTGAAGTCGAGACTGAGTTCGCGTATCAGGAAGGTATCGCGTTCGTTTCCGGCAACGGCACCGACAAGCCGAAGGGGCTGCTGACCTACACGACTGCGGCTTCGCATCCGTGGGGCGCAATCCCAACGGTGAATAGCGGTGACGCAGCCGGTCTTACGACCGACGGCCTCATTGATCTGGTTTACGACCTGCCAAGTGAGCGCACTCCGAATGCGCGGTTTACTATGAACCGCAAGACGCAGGGCGCCATCCGTAAACTGAAGGACGGTCAGGGCAATTACATCTGGCAGCCGGGTCTGGTTTCTGGCCAGCCTGCAACTATCCTCGGCTTCCCGGTCAGCGAGCTTGCTGCAATGCCGGACATCGCCGCTGACGCCATCCCGGTTGTCTTCGGTGATTTCCAGCGCGGTTATCTCGTGGTTGACCGCACGGGTATTCGCATCCTTCGCGATCCGTACACCAACAAGCCGTTCGTGCAGTTCTACACCACGAAGCGCGTTGGCGGCGGCGTGACCGATCCGACGGCCCTGCGTTACCACAAGATCGCGGCTGCTTAACATTACAAGGGCGCCTTCGGGCGCCCTTCTTACAGGAGGCGCTGATGGAAGTGCGTGTTGCGAAGGCATTTAAGGCGGTGCCTGAAGGCGAGGTCTATCCCCGCCAGTTTGAGGTTGGCGATACTGTGACTGGTCGCATGGCCGAGGTCGCGCGAACGCTGGGCTGCGTCGCAGATGAGCCTGCCAAAAAGAAGGGCTTCGACCGTGGCGGTGGATCTTGATCGGTTAAAGCGACATCTTCGAATTGAATTCGATGATGAGGATACGGAGCTTGAGAGCTATTTGGCCGCCGCTCAAGGGTCTGCGTTGCGTTATATGAACCGCGATGCCGTACCCGCAGGCGCTGAATCCGAAGTGGACGCGGCGGTCCTGCTTATAGCGGGAGATCTCTACGAGAACCGCGAGCGACAATCGACTGCCGAATTGTTCGAGAACAGATCGGCACGCTGGCTGCTTGATCCATATCGGCTGTTGAGGGTTTAGATCATTCGTCTTCAGGCAATTCTCTGATATGCCTTCAATTTCCCTGCAGCTCTCTGCATCAAATGAGGCTTTTCTGGAACGCCATAGGTTGCTAGTCCGTTTAACGGTCTGTCGGTTTTCTCAAATCGGAACTGTGGTGGCGGCCGAAGAATAAACCAAAATTCGCTTTCAAAGATCTCATCGAAAAAGGTTGCGTAGCGTATTACGCCAGCGACCTCTATGGAAACGTCCTGCTTACCATAAGAAGCCCGCATCACGCGGTCGAATCCAGATGAGGCATCGAAGGACAGCTCGGCACCTGGACCCAAGGCGTTCCAGCGAATGTGATCGCGCTCAAAAAGTTCTATGTCATCGAACTGTAGGGTGGTCGCAACTCTGCCGTCTTCATCAAGTTGTCGACTAAAAACAGAGGCCCTGTATTCAAACCATTGTGCCGGTGTCTGACCAGTATTCGTGGCATAGAGATAACAAGATGGGTTAGCAGCCTGATTGTTTCCCCAACGCAGCTCGGCACGATCAACATGAACGTACGCTCGGCATTGATCCCGCCCTGTCTCACGCGTGGTGATGACCGAATCGTTGGCTGCTTTCACAGCTCTTCTTGTTTCTTGGAGCGTGTCGCGGACGAGGAAAACAGCCCAAGCACTGAACGAAGCAGCGGCTACGGACACCAATATGCCTGCCCATTGTGCGTACGTATCATTCCAGGGGTCAAAATGATTAATGGCGTTTACGATCCTAGAGACATCATCCTGCTGACGTTGGTTATCGTTTGGGGCGCTTGCGCCTGCTTCCATTTGTTTGGTTGGCTGACTGAGCCAAGCCGTGGCGACGATCGCGAGAAGCGCTAATCCAAGCGCGATTAACGCATATTTGTTTTTATGTCTGTCCACGTTTTCCCCCAAGAAACCAACGCCCGAAGCGCCATCAAACCCGAGTCTCGCAACCATGTCGAGCAAAGGAACGCATATGCCCTGGCTCCACTTCACAGCCACCTACGCCTTCAATCCCAAACCAGCTGTAACGATCCGCTATCCGGCTGGCTACGTCGGGCTAGTAACAACGCCTTGCGCTAACCGCGCTGTTGCTGCTGGCAAGGCCGAGCGACTTCCAACTCCCACGAAAGACGAGGCTGAAGCATGGCGAAGCGCGCAGGTGCCGGCAGCCTGAACTGCCGTTTGACTTTCCAGCGCCGCGAGCAGATCAGCGATGAATGGGGCGGCACGCGCGGTGAGTGGATTGATCAGTTCACGGTGCCGGGAAGGCTGGAACCGCGATACGGCAGCAATGCAGAAAGCGTCATGGCGGCGCGAATGCAGTCCATGCAGCCGTACAATCTGACCATTCGCGGCAGCACCGCGGCAAGGCAGATTACGGCGTCGTGGCGGGCATACGATGCTCGGGCGGGGAAGACTGGGGACAAGCCGAACCGGGTTTTCGGAATCAAGACCGTCGTCAATCCAGATGAGCGGAATGCCTATTTGGAAATGCTCGTTGTTGAAGGTGAGGAAACCTGATGGCGGTAAAGATCAAGGGTCTTGACCGCCTGCAAATTAAGCTCAAGAACTTCCCGGAAGTCGCTGAAAAGCTTGTCAGAGCCGCTATGGAGCAAGGCGCGCAGGAAATCGTCAATATGATGCAAAACCTGGTTCCCGTCGATGATGGCGAACTGATGGAAAGCATCGGCTGGACGTGGGGCCGAGCGCCCAAATACAGCCAGCGCATTGGCAGCGTTAAGTCGAATGACGGCAAGCTGACAATCACGATTTACGCAGGCAATTCGAAGGTTCGGTACGCGCATCTGGTCGAATTCGGCAGCGCGCCACACGTAAATGGCGGGATGTTCCCTGGGACATTCAATCCAGGTGCCAAGGCACAACCGTTTTTCTACGTCTCGTGGCGGGCAAAGAGGCGCAGCGCACGGGCTCGGGTATCGAGAGCAATCACCAAGGCAGCCAAACAGATCGCGGCGGACCGCTAAATGGACCCAGTTTTAGAACTTCAGGGCGCAATCATTCAGCGCCTACGCAGCTTTCCTGCGCTCGTCTCCCTGATTGGTCAGCGCAGCTACGATAACCCGCCAACGAACGACCAAGGGCAGGTTTCGCCCTCGATCTTCCCATATGTCAGCATTGGCGCGTCGAGTGCTCAACAGGCAAACGCCGACTGCATTTTCGCTGACGATATCATTTTCCAGTTGGATGTATGGTCGATCGAGCCAGCCAAAAAGCAGATGCGCGACGTCGCTAACGCCGTGCGCCTCGCCACACGAGGATGGGTCCCTGTTCTGACCGTAAACGCCCTCGTGACATTCGACTACTGGCGAACTGACTACATCCAGGACGGCGCGATCAACCACGCGTCGATCCGTTACACGGCGATCATCGAGCAGCCTTGATTAGGCGCGCACTACAGCACGTAAATGAACCCGCGGATGAGGTCAGAATGGCTGATTTTATTTACGCTGGCGACGCCGGTGCTTTCAAGACGTGCACGCAATGCCATGTAACAAAGCCTCTTTCAGATTTTGCGAAATCGAAGACGCTGATTGGCGTTAGAGCGGCTTGTAGGACTTGCTCCTGTGCGGTCGAGGTTGACCGAAGAATTTCTCGCGGACTATCCGTTTTGGGGTTCGTGCCTTGCGAAAGGTGCGGGTTAGATGTTCAACAGAACAGTGGGTCCCAAAAGTATTGTGGCAATTGCGCCGAACTTGCAAAACGGGAGCAGCATAAGGCGGCGAACGCGCGTTATGAGGCAAAAAGGACCAAGCCGCGAATAAGAACATCCGAAGAACGTAAAAGGGCGAACGATAAATACAGAGAAAAAAATCCCGACGCTGGAAAGATCAGTTCGGCCAAATACAACGAGCGCAATCGGGAAGAAATCAACAGAAAGTCTCGCGAGCGTAACAAGACCGACGAGCGCAAATCCTACATGCAAAAGTGGGATGCCGAGTACAGGACGCTCCCCAAGAGTAGACTCGATCAACGCATGAAGACGGCCATTGCTGGTGCGCTAAAAGGTAAGAAAGACGGACGATCTTGGGAAGCCATTGTCGGTTATGAACTTACTACCCTTAAGCGTCACCTAGAAAGACAATTTCAGCCCGGAATGTCGTGGGATAATATGGGTGAATGGCATATAGACCACATCCGGCCTAAGTCCAAGTTTGAATACGCTAATGAAAACGACCCCACATTTAAAGAATGTTGGGGGTTAGCAAACTTGCGTCCCTTATGGGGCAAGGAAAATCTCAGCAAGGGCGCGAAAAGCGTCTTCCTGATCTAGTCAACAGGCCGCAGTTAAGCGGCCTTTTTCGTATGGAGTTTTCCATGGCAATTGCCACTACGATCAAAGGCGGAAAGGTCCGCGTCAAGATCGGCGACGATGCATCGCCGATCGTTTATACTGCGCCATGCGGCTTTACGCAGAAATCAATCACGCTGACCAAGAATTTGAACGAAGTTTCTATTCCTCGGTGTGATGACCCTGACGCCGTCGACTGGATCGGCCGTGACGCCGCCTCGCTCTCGATGAGCATCGGCGGTGAGGGCGTTTTGGCTTCCGAATCCGTTGAAACGTGGCTGGATGCTTGGGAAAGCATCGATTCTGTCCCAGTCCAGGTTGAGATTGTTTTCCCAGCCAAGACCTACACCTATACCGGCAAGATGCACGTTGAGAGCCTCGAAATTGGCGCCAACAATGGCGAGCGCGCGACGAACAACGTTTCGCTGCAGTCCGATGGCGAAATGGTCCGCGTCTCGGCACCGACTGCTCCGTAATGAGTAGAGATGCAAAAGTAGAACTCGACTGGGCGGATGGTACTCATACCTTCCGCCTCGGTTGGGGCGAGCTAGAAGCGTTGCAGGAAGCTTGCGACGCTGGTCCTTGGGTCATTCTGGATCGGCTTTTCACCAAACAATGCCGTGTTGGCGATATCGCTCATGTGATCCGGCAGGGGCTGATTGGCGGAGGCTTGGAGCCGACCGCAGCAACGAAGCTCGTGCGAACCTACATCGAAAAGCGCCCGCCTGCCGAGAATATCGTTTTCGCGACCGTCATCCTGCAGGCTGGCATTCAAGGCGTGCCGGAAGAGCCGGTGGGGGAGCAAGCGGCGGCAAATCGGACGGAGAGCAACTCGACAGCCTCCCAAACGGAAAAGTCAGATTTGCCGCGGTCTACGGCAACGGCGCGGCGCTCGGCTTCACGCCGCAAGAAGTAAGGCGAATGTCCATGTGGCAGTTCATGGCTGCCGTTGACGGGTACGTCAAAGCTAACTCGACTGACGATGGTGGTTTGAGCCAGGCGGAAAAAGACGAGCTTTGGGAGTGGGTGAGCGAGGGGTAGGATGGCAGAACCGATGCAACTTTCTGTTGGGCTGAGCGTTATTTTTTTGCAAGACAGATTGCAATGCGGTTAGAAACACTTAAAGATTTTAGTGGCTTTGGGATTGGAATCCGTTGTGAAATTTTTGTGTTAACGGTATTGCAACTTGAATAAAATATGTCTAACTACGCGATAAGAGTTGCCGGTCATTGATCTGCGCTCGTTCCAGGGCCCGCGTACTCCGCGGGCTTCTGTGTTTATGCTATTTGCTTTTCTTGACGAATTTGGTCATATCGGCCCCTATTTTGACGAAGGCTCAAAGTATAGGGAAAATCCGGTATTTGGATTGGCCGGCATAGTTCTTCCAAAGGAGGAGATCCGCGGCTTTGCATCCTTTTTTCTAAAGCAAAAAGAACTTCTTTTCGCGGCCGATCTGGCTAGTTGTGGGCAAATCGCCGCAAAATGGGAGAAAAAGGGTACTTCTTTTATTCGCAAGAAACCCGTCGAAAAGTACCCTGAAATTCGAAGAACAATTTTTAGAATCTTGAATGACTTGGAGCGGCGTGGTGGATTCGTTTTTTATTATGGCAGAGAAAAACGGCGAAATGCCACTGGCTACAACTCTACAGGTTTGTATAAAACCGTTTTTTCGCATGCGTTGAGGAACATAAATGAATACTGCGAACAGAAGGAAAAGCATTTTGTCGTAGTCGTCGACCAACATTCTTCGCGGAAAGAGTTGTTGGAAACTTCGGTTAAAACGATGTATGGAAATCAACCGTGCCGAAAAATGGCAAGCCCTCCTTTTGAAGTAGAGAGCCATATTAGCCAGAATATTCAAGCAGCCGATTGGGTGGCGACCATCGTTGGTAAGATGTACGCCTATTCCTTGTGTCCGGACGCATTTCCTGAGCACGAAATGATTGATAAGTACTTCGGAGATAGAATACAGAATATTTCATACAGAAGTGTGTTGGAGCGGAGGCATGCGCTTAATACGTCAGTTAATGCAAAGAAGTTCGAAGCTTCTTCACGATCACTAAAACGATATAGAAAACCAAGAAAATCAGAACCCGCTTGAATGCCCTCATTAGCCGTGGCGTAACAGCTAATTCCCGCTTTGGCGGGCGACTTAGTCTGACTTCTTTTCCAATAATTCCTTAAGGACTTCTCGCAACGTAGTTGCTTCAACCTCAATATCCTGAAATTCCGCCCATAAAAGTGAATGGATAGTTTTCATTTGCTGGAGCGATGTATGGAGTAGCGAAGACAACTCCTTGTCTTCTTCGTCAATCTCCATCTTGGATAGCGTTCGAGCGATATCCTTCGCATCTTTGGCAATTGAATCGAATGCAATGCCTCGCTGTATCAATGAGCGCATAGCTTCCGCGCGCGACGGTATCTTGTTCTTATACCGCCATTCGTCAATTGCTTTAGCTTCTGACGCCGTCACCATAAAAGGCAGGCGCACATCTTTTGGTTCGTCAGTCATTGTCACAAAATGGCATAGTTGTAGCGTTTGCACAAGTTGGCTTGACAAACGGTAGTTCTCTTGTAGCATTTGGTTCACTTGTGCAAATAGCACAAGTGGCTGGCGTCGCGGTGCAACGCGAAAGCCAGCCTAGCTCCAGATAAGGATCGAACCATGACCAGAGCTAACGCGGTTGATACCAGAAGAACCTTTACAATTGCAGACCTGAATGCAGAAATTGACGGCGAGCCTCGCATTTTGGATGTAACGCTCGCGACCAGCCTCGGGATGAGACAGCCGCTGAACGTGCGACAGACAATCAAGGGAAATTTAGCTGAAATTTCAATGCACGGAAAGGTTTTCACGCAAGCCGTGAAAACCACATCAAAGGGCGGGCGCCCTTCCGTCGCCTACTATCTTAACGAACCGCAAGCCCTTCTGATCTGTATGTGGTCGAACACGGAGAAAGCCGCCGCCGTTCGAAAAGCTCTTATCGATGTTTTCATGGAGTATCGGCGCGGTAAGCTTGAAAAGCCAGTCCACGTCCGCTCGCATGATCGCCGCACCAGCACCAAGGTTGATGACGCTATCAAGCTCAAGCGCAATATCGACCGACTCGAAACGGTTGCCGACACGATCGCTCCGAAGCCGCAGAATGTTTGTGCTATGATTATTGATGGCGAACCTGTCTGGGTCGATATCAATAAGTACGATGGAGCGGGCAGGGCGGTCGTTATTGAACATGATGGGCGCGTTCGCATCCAAGATGTCGAGCCGGAAGTTATCAACTTCAAACCGTTTGGCGCTCGCACGGCATTGGGCCAGCGATTTAAATCTCCATTCGGTGGCAGCGCACGCAACTCGGTCGCCGTAATCGGCATGGTGATCGGCGCTGAAAGATCAACCGTGCAGGATGCAGCGCCGGTTCAAATCGAGCATGAGCCAGTGAAGAAAATTGCACTGGAACCTCAGTACCGTGGGAAGAAAATCAAATTTCGCGACAAAATCCTGCAGCTCATTGACGAAACCAATCTGTCAAACCGCCAGATAGCGCAAGTGACCGGCGCGACCTATCAGACGGTTACGCATTGGCGAAGATGGAGAAGTGATCGGGTGAGCGCTTAGGCGCTCACTTCATCTGTTCACAATTTCGACCGGGTGCATTCCCCGGTCGTCAAACACACATCTCGCTCGTTGGGGCAAATTGATGCCAAACCCGTTTTTTGCATCAAAATCAAATGTCACGACGACGTTTCCCTGCGGCGCGCGGTATACATTGGTCGAGAACCATTTCTTATCCATTGAGGACGGGAATTTTAGCTCCTGTTGAATCGCATGTTCACATTGAGAACTGTAGGCAGAATCTCCGACATGCTCGGTCTTTTGCTTCAGGGATTGCGCTGACCCGCTGTTCTCTAGTTCTTTCGCGGTAAAATAGAACCGTTCACCGTTGGAGCAATCCACGAAAATTACAATATTGTCCGGCGGCGAGCTACGGTTGTCGGAAAGGTCCGCGGTTTCGACTGTGTCGCATCTTGGCGATTCCGCTGCCCGGTATGCGGCAACCTTCATGTACTTATTAATCTTACTTACCCCAGCCTTCCCCCAAGTCTTGAATGTTTTTGGGTAGGCCTTCTGAGTGTACGGCGTGTATGCCGATGGATCTACATTTTCTGCCCGCGCTCCTGTCGCTGCGAGCAAACCGCTCACCAAAACAATTCCCCACCGCATCGGATATCCCATGGCAACCAACCTTGAATCTCTTGTCGTTCAATTTTCAGCCGATTTCAAGCGATTGGAAAACGCCATCAATCGGCAGCGCGGACAGTTTACGCGTCAGATGCGCCAGATGGAGAAGTCCGCAGATGTCAGCGTACAGCGCATCAATGCGGCACTTGGAAACATTGGCAAAGGCACGATGCGAGACCTCGCGGCCCCTTTGACCAGCATTACTGCCGCGTTAGGTACGCGCGAGCTGATGCAGTATGCGGATGCTTGGACACAGGCCGGTAACCTCATTCGATCGTCCGCGACCGCGGCTGGCGTCGGCGCTCGCTCGTTGAATGAATTGAAGGACGGGGCTAACGAAGCACGAACAAGTCTTGAAGCCTATACTGACCTGTATGCCCGCCTGATCAGGTCGGCCTCCGCCGTAGCCAAGTCGGAAGACGAAGTTGCTTTGGCAACGTCGCTTGTTTCGAAAGCCTTTAAGGCTGGTGGAGCATCTGCGCAGGAACAAGCCGCCGGCATCCTCCAGCTTGGACAAGCTTTGGGTTCTGGCGTGCTGCAAGGTGACGAACTGCGATCCCTGCGTGAAAACGCTCCGGTTATTGCAAAGGCGATTGCTGACGAGTTTAAGACCACGATCGCAGGCTTGAAGCAGCTTGGTGCTGACGGGAAGCTGACGTCTGATCGCGTGTTCAAGGCTATCCTGAATGCACAAAAGGGCATTGAGGCCCAGTTCAAGGCAACGAACGCGACCATTGCCGACGCGTTCACGCAGATTAATAACGAGTTTACCGCTTATATCGGCAATGCCGATAAGTCAGCTGGCGCGAGTAGGCAGCTGGTTCAGGCGCTGCAGTATGTTGCTGACAACTTCAAAGAAATAGCCGACGTCGTCGCAGCCTTTGCGACAGTGCTGATTACCGCGTTCACTGGGCGGGCAATCGCTGGGGTGGTGGTCGGACTAGGCCAGGCTGTTGTTGCGTTGGGCTCGTTCCTGACCGCACTCCGCACAGGTACGAGCGTAGTTGCCGCCTTCAGTGCGTCGCTTGGGCCAATCGGCCTCTTGGCCGGGGCTGCGGCAGGTGCCGTCTATTTGCTTTATAACAATATGTCGTCTGGCGACCATGCTGCGAAATCATTCAGCGATGCTGTCGACGAAAACAAGGTTGCGCTGGAAAATGCTGCTTCAGCTTCTCGTCAGTATCAGACTGAACTGACGAAGCAGATTAGTCTGCAGCTTGAAGCAGCCAAGGCGGCGTACACGCAGGCAAGCGCAGACGCCGACGCCGCCGACGAAAGAGCCAAAACATTCTATAGAATGACGGGCTTGAAATTCGAGCCGTTTGAACATGCCGCTGAAAGCGCTGGCAACAATGCTATCGCATTAGCTGGTGCGGTCGATAAGCTCGAAGTTCAGCAGAAGCGCGCCGAAAAGATCCTCGCCTCAACCCCATCGGGCTACGGCGGCGGTATCGCAACGACACCAGACGATAAGAAAAAGGGTCGAACGAAGAAAACTCCCGCCGAGCGTTTCGACAGCGACATTCAACGTATCGCCGACCGCACAGCCGCCCTTGTCGCAGAGACCGAAGCACAGCGCCAGATCAACCCGCTGATCAACGACTATGGCTATGCCATGGAGAAGGCGCGTACTGAGCAGGAACTGCTCAATGCGGCGCAAAAGGCGGGCGTGGCGCTAACGCCCGAACTGCGGGCGCAGATTGCCCAGACTGCAGACCAGTGGGCATTAGCTAGCGCAGAGGCTAATAAGCTTGCGGAGGCGCAGAACCGGATCAAGGAAACCGCTGAAGATATGGCGGCCTTCCAGAAGGATCTAGTTGGCGGGATTGCTGATGACTTTCTAAACGGCGCAAAGTCAGCTGAGATTTTCGCGAACGCTCTTGGCCGCATTGCACAAAAGCTAATCGATATCGGCCTTGCGAATATCTTCGATACTGACAAAGGCGGCTTCGATTTATTCGGTGTACTGGGTGGCATCTTCCGTAAAAACGGTGGTCCGGTAAAGCGCGCAGGCGGTGGCATTGTTCGCGGTCCTGGCGGGCCACGTGGCGACAAAATCCCGGCGATGCTGAGCGACGAGGAATTCGTCGTTAATGCGGCCGCGACAAAGCGCAACCGTGCTTTGCTGGAAGCCATCAACAGCGGGCGTGTTATCGGATTGAAGGACGGCGGCTCACCTTTACGCGCGCCATCCATGCCGATCCTGCGCACATCTGCTACGGCTCAGCAGGCACAAGCCGGGATTGCCGACGTTCGGGTCTTTGTGGATCGCGACGGAAACTGGCAGGCCGAAGTCGAACGCATCTCGCAGCGCAACGTCAAGCAGGGGCTGGCTTCCTACGATAAGTCGGGAGCCGTCCGGACCGCGCGTGATCTGCGGCAGGTAAACTCAAGAGGGTTGGCAAAGTAATGGCTGAACTACTTCCGACTGGCCTTCGATATCAGCCGACTTTCCCGGTCCTGAACCGCCCGGTTTCCATGTCTCAGTACGGGGATAGGGCGATATCCGCGATTGAGAACGGCGATCCGTTCTGGACGTGGACGGCGAAAATAAAAGCGATGACGAACGCGCATCGCCAGAGGCTCGAGGCCTTCATCGATCGGTGCCGCGGCGGTCAGATGACGGTGCATTATACGCCGAAGCATGTTTGCATTCCGCAAGCCTACTGGGGCGACGCGAACAACCCGGCGATTGCCGGTACGGCTTCACTGGGTGTGATCAACGGCAATACACTTACATTGAACGGGGTCGCAGTGGGGCTGAAGCTGACGAACGGCGACTTGGTGGGCTTCACGATTGGCGACTACAACTTTATCGCCCGCATCGTTGCTGACGCCACAGCGGCTAGCACGAGCGTGCAAGTGAAAGTTGAGCCTTTTCTGCCGTCCTACATCACTGTCGGCGCGACGGTGCGATTCAAAGACCCTGTTATGAATATGCGGCTCATGCCGCGGACATGGGAAATTGGCGAAGGCAAGTTTCCTGATGCGTCTTTTCAGCTCATTGAGGTGCCGAAGTGAAAGGAAAGCGGATGCCTAAGCCAGAATATGCCGAAATAGAAATACGGGTCCAGTCCGATATCTTAACGGCATGGATCGGGGGTAAATATCTCGGCGTTGTTCATTCGAGATTCGACGGCGTTTATATTTCTCTCAACCGCATATCGCTTAGTAGAGCCGGAATGAAAATGAAGTCAGCCGCCGCTCTTCAAGAGAGTATAGAGCATACTGAGGGCGGCACCAGCAGCCTGTGTTAAACCTGCCTTAGCGGTTTCCGATGTTGCTTCTTTAGCCCACACCGACAGCGTCTTGCCAATCGGCTCTTTAGGCGCCAACGGGTCTGGTTTCTCTAAAATAGCGTAAGATCGATCATTAAGTCTGATGTGCGAATTTTTATCTGTTTTGGTCAAATACCCGTTTTCCGAGAGATAGGATACGGTGTCATAGAATAGGGTGTCTTCGTCATCCGAAATGTCGCCATCGAAAAAAGACTCGGGGTCTATAAAAATCGCTCGCGGATGGACTGCATATAGTGAGCCGAGAATCCGACCCGACATTTGCTTAAATTCTACGATATTTTTTGGCTCATCCATCATCACGCCTCCCGTTGTTAACGCGAACATCAAAGCCGAGTCGCAATCGGAAGTCGAGACGCTCTACCGCTGTCGCCGTGCGCGAATAGCGCGAAGCCAGGTGTTGTTGAACATAATGGCCCCTATGACCAATGCGACGGCACCCATGGCGATCATGCCGATAGCCACGCCTTGGTCTCCGAACTGCTGATATAACCATCCCGTTTTTTCTACTGCCTGGGCAGGGTTTCCAAGGCGAAGAACGCCTTGGATCAAGGCGCCAAAACCGACAATCAACATGCAAACGCTTCTAATCATGCCGGCCAGTTATCAGTTGGGCGCGGTTGAATCCACCCTTTCATTGGTTTGACGGTAACTCATGGCCTTTCCCGCACGTCTACAGCAACTGCTCAACGAGGGCAGGGGCAAGATCGCATCCGCCGTAAAGTTCGAGTTCGGCACCGGCACCTATGGATTTTTCTCAGGCAAGGGCAGCGTCGATTATGGCGGCCTGACCTATCACGGTAACACCATCATCGACATTGATGAGCCAATGTATGCGCTTGGTACTGCGGCCCAACCAGTCACCATGCGCCTGCCCGCTGCCGCCGACTTCGGCCTGACGCCGGATAAGCTCGGATTGATCGAGCAAGAAGATTATAAAAATCGACCTGTCACGTTCTACGACTTTTATTTCGACCCGGGCAACAACGCTTTCCTTCATGCCGAGCCGACCTGGTACGGCTATGTCGATTACATCGACCACCGCGAAGAAAGCGACGAGGTCTGGTTAGAAGGCCACATTGAAACGGGCGCGGTCGACAACTTCCGCGAGGGCTACCGCTACGCCTCGCATGAGGACCAGCAGCTTGTGTCGCCCGGTGACATGCTTTTCGAATACGCCGCGAGGATCAAGAATGAGTTCTTCAAAATCAAGTTCGGCTAGGGTTCCCGGCTGGGATCGGGCGTTGGAAGACCTTGCGACGGCTCATGTTTCGATTGCGCCAGAATGGGGCGTTTCGGATTGCCTCATGACTGCCGCCGATGCCATCAAGGCCGTAACCGGCGAAGACCCGCTTGCTGAGTTTCGTGGCAAGTACAAGACCGAAGCCGGGGCAGCCCGGAAGATGCGCGCCAATGGCTGCGAGAACGTCAAGGACGTATTCGAAACCTATCTCCAGCTTGAGCCGGTCAATCGGCTCTCTGCCCGCCGGGTGATGTGGGCGTTATCCGCATCAATGACGAATATGTGGCCGGGTTCATTTGCGGCTCCGGCTTTGCGGTGAAACAGCCGCACGGGCTCGCGTTCTTGTCCGTGACCGACATCGAGCAGGCCTACAAGGTCGGCCTGTAACCACTTCGACAATTTGCGCCTTTGAAGGTCCGCCAGCAGCGGGCCTTTTTTGTTGCGCCCGATTGAGGCTGTCGCATGCCATTTTTAGCGCCTATCTTCACCGCGATTGGCGGTCTTGTGTCGAGCGTGGCCGCATGGGCTGCTGCAAGCCCGATCCTCGCCGGTATCGCGCAGACCGCCTTTGGCATTGCACTCAAATATGCCGTCAACGCGCTGTTCCCTCCCAAGACGCAGAGCCGGGCCTCGGAACTGGAAACCCAGTATGGGGCGAATATCCCTCGTTCGGTTATTCTCGGCACGTGCGCAACTGAAGGCCATCACATCTATCGAAACAGCTACGGGTCGGGCGGGCGTCTGATACAGGACGTGTTCGTGCTGTCGAGCTTCCGCATCACAGCGGTGCCACGCGTTCGCTACAATGGCCAATGGCGCATTTTGAGCCAGCAGGACGCTAACGGCTATTGGCTTGTGCCGAATGAAGGAACAAGCGGCGACGATCACGATAATGTCCGCGTCAAGTTCTTCTACGGCACGATGGACCAGCAGGCAGAGCCGACGCTGATCAACAATGCCCGTCCGGCTGGCCGCTGGACTGCAAATCATCGCGGCGCAGGCGTTGCCTATGCCGTCGTGTTTTCCGAACTGCGCAAGAATGGCGACGGCCTGACCTCTCCGGCAAAGCTGCTGTTCGAAGTCGTCGGTGCGCCGCTTTACGACTGGCGCAAGGACAGCACGATGGGCGGATCAGGCGCGCATCGCTGGGACGATCAGAGCACGTGGGAGTATTCCGATAATCCGGTCGTGCAGATCTACAATCTGGAGCGCGGTTTTTTCAACGGCACTCAGCGCATGGTCGGCAAGGCTATTCGTGCAAGCCGCCTGCCGTTGGCAGAATACACCCAGGCTGCGAACATCTGCGACGAAATCATGTCGGACGGCTCGAAACGCTATCGCGCCCATGCGATTGCCAAGGATGGCCCCGGCGCCAACCACGACGCCAACCTAACGCCCATCCTTGAAGCCATGTGCGGCTCGTGGGTGGAGCGTGTAGACGGCGAATTTCCGATTGCTGGCGCTCCGCAGGCCATCGTTGCAACCATCACCGACGACGATATCAAGCGCGGTGCACCGTTGCGGTTCAGTGCCAAGCGCAAGCGTACCGAACTCATCAATACCGTTGCTGCCTCTTATGTCTCGCCGGAAGATTTCTACGAGACCAAGGACGCGGCTACCCGTATCGATGAAGGGGCGTTGGCAGAAGATCGGGAAACCCTTGCCAGTGCCATTCCTTACGCCGCCGTCACCGATGTGCGACAGGTGGACCGGCTGGCAGACATCGCCATCCGTGGCGCTCGATATCAGGCGTCGGCGGAAATCGTCGTTCATCCAAGGTTCCTCGACACGATCAAGGAAGGCCGTTGGGTTCGCTGGAATAGTGCAAAGTATGGCGACCGCACGTTTCAGGTTCTGACCCGCCAGCTTGGCGGGATCAATACCGACGGCGCCCGCGACATCTCGATTGCGCTGCAACAGATCAGCAATGGCGTCTTCGATCCGACCGCCTACGAGACCAATCCGCCGAACATCATCGTTGTGCCGCCGCCACAGTATCTGGCCGAGGTGCAGAACTTCTTTGTCATTCCTACGCTCGTTGTTGCGGATGGACAGGGTGAGCTACCCGGCGCTCGTCTGCTCTGGGACAGCATTGACGATATCTCGGTCATTGGCGTGAACATCGAGTATTGGCCTGCCAATGACCCGACGCAGGTGTTTACGCGGTTTGTCACGTCCGACGTGACGAATGTTATCTTGGTCGAAGGCCTGACTTCGCTCACTGACTGGTTTGTTCGGACGCGGCTCCGGGTTGACAATGGCCGGTCGGTGGCTTGGTCGGCAGCAACGCCATTCACTACGCTGAACGCCACCGGCGATGACAGTCCAGTTGATTATGAGCGCCTCGATGAAGATGTGCGTGACCTCATCAATTACATGACCGATGACTTACGCGAGTTGAAGCGGCAGGCGCAGGAACTTGCAACCACGACATCGGACAACCACAACAGCAACTACGCTGATCGGCAAGCTATCCGCCGTGAACTGACCAGCACCTTCGGCACGGCGCAGGCTCAGTGGACGGAAGACATATTTGCCGCCACGGGGCCGAATAGCGCCATTGTACAACAATTAAATCAGCAAAAGGCGGAGATTGACGGCAAGGCATCCGCATCCGCATTGAACGCAGTAACCAATCGCGTCGCGGCCAATGAAGGCTCCATTTCTTCGCTATCTCAACAGCTTGCTCAAACTAACGCAGCCGTCGGGACAAAGGCTGACGCAAGCACTGTTGACCTGCTTCAAAGTCGTGTTGACGATGTAGAAGGTGACATAACGGCAGTGTCGAATGCACTCACAGAAGTGAATGCATCGGTTGACGGTACGGTGGCGAATGCGGCTTGGCGGATGACGGCGCAGGCTGGCAGCGGCGGCAGTTCGGTGAAGATATCGGCATTCGCCCGTTTGGGCATCGGTGACACTTGGAAGCAAGCCGGTTGGTTTGTGAACATCACTCCAACGGGCAGTCAGTTTGTTGTACTGGCCAATCAGTTCGCCATTGCCGATCCCAACAACGATGGAAGCTTTACCTATCCGTTCGTTGTGCAGGGTGGAGAAGTCTATGCCCAAAATATGAGGCTGGGGACGCTGAAATTCGATCAGCTTCAATCCAACAACGGCAAGCTGATTATTCGCGGCAGTGGCTCGCTGGCAGATCTCAGGATTTTCACATGACCCAGACTTTCATCGGCTACAAACCGGGCGTCGGGCCGGTTCTGAAGTGCCTGAAATATGACACTGACGATCCGCTTACGCTAGCGAACACGGCATATGACAGGTTCTTCTTCAATTCGGAGACGCAGAACCTGTCATATGTCTTTACGACAAGCGCCTTTTATTATCGAGCTGCCGAGATTTCCGCGCTACCAACTTCGTTCAGTATTTCGAATAATCTTGGTAACACGGTGATTACTGGCCGCTATGGTGAGGCCTCGGCGTTTTATAACGTCACGACATACTACAAGATCGCAAGTGCATATCCGAGTCTAGGGTATGTGCCGTTGTCTGAATTCAGAATGGTTAATCTTTTGAATAACCGTGTTGAGTGCGGAAGCTTCTACAATAAGGTCTATGTAGCCGATGGCGGCCATAGAATTGTCGATGCGCAACAATTCTATACAATCATGGGAAGGTGCACGGGGTATATTTCTAACGAAACAACGATGCCGACTGTTTATGCAGGTCAGGTTTCTAACGCTGACAGCGGTCGCGTCGCCATCGGCGAATGGTTTGTTTGGGAAAGAAAGAACGTCTACAAGGATAATCGTGATCCCAATGCATTCTTTCCTAACGTTTGGGACTTGCCAGCAGATAGCAGCCCGATGCGTTCATATGGCTACGTCGCGGGCTTGGAAGGTTTTCGAGCAAATAGCAGCGAATTCATTCTGGCGCGTCCTGGCTTTGACGTGAATACCACCAACGAGTTTGGTACGATCATAAGTAGCCGTAACCGTTCCCCGGCGCTGTGCGTCATGAATGGAGTGCGCAATTCCATTCCTGTGAATGGCTCTGTCACCATACCGGCACCCCCCGGAGTAATCCTCTCGCAGCGCGCTGTTGCCGATGTGATGTTTCGGGTTTCTGGGCAGACATGGTGCGTCCCAGGACTGCTATCAGATACGACGGAGGCCGGGAAGTTTGTGGTCAGCTATGAAATATCAAATAACGCCGTTACCTTCTATAACTCTCATAAAGACGTCATCGATATCCGCTATGTAGTTTTCAACGTTGATGATTTCGGAACGTCAACGGGTGGCAATCAAGTGATGTTCCGTGGCAATGATGGGGCACAGGACTTTGTGCAGATCAAGAAGCCCGGAACAAGCGACCCGGCCAGTCGCCCGAATGATATCCTGTTCGATAGTCGCTTCCCTCAGTTCCAAATAATCGCTCAAGGGTACATCCCTGTTGGAGAGTTCTCCAACAGCGCGACTTATGGCTCGAAAGCTTATCGACTGAATTTCAGCAACGCGGGTTTTGTGCCGTTTCTTAAATATTCGATTGTGTTTCCAAATTGTGTGACCACGCCGATGCTACGATATGAGCTTGGCGTAGGTGCAGGCATGGCGAATATCGCTATGCGCGCTCATGTTTTCGATACGTACGTCGATTTCTTCTGTCAGCCTGACAGCGGATGGTCAGATGCCTATGCGGATGGAAGCAGTTGGAAAACCGTAGACTATGGCACCCCCATACAGGGCGTGCGGTACTATATCTTCGGCATCGCTCAATAGCTGATTTTTCAGGAGAACATCTATGGCTGTTTTGTCCGACTACACGTCGGGAACGATCACTGTTACCCAAAATTCAGTGAACTTCACTGGCACAAATACTCTTTGGAGAACTGCGCAGTTCCGCGAGGGCGACACCGTGCAGTTGAAAGGATACACAGCGATCATCGCCGCTGCTTCGGCTGCGGACCCTCGTATTGCCTCTAATACGGCTGGCACTTTCACCGAACCTTGGCCGGGGCCGTCTGGAACGTTTGCATATCGCATGCGCTTCATGCCGGATGGCGCGCGTGTTACCGCCCAGACGACGACACTCATTGAATTACTCGGAAATGGTAATCTCCAAGCTTTGGCGGGCGTCGGCGGCGCTACGAAGACGCTGCCCTATTTCACAGGGGCCGGCGCCATGGATGCGCTCGCCGGGGCAGCCGATACAATGCCGTATTTTACCGGCGTCAACGGAATGGGGGTTACCGCTCTGACTGCGCTGGCCCGCACGATCCTTGGTCGGACGACAGGCGCGCAAATCTATGGCGATCTGGGCGCAATCCCGGATCCACAATTGCCTGATGGCATCAACAGACTGATACCTGATACGCCTAAAACTGACCTGAATGCGATTGTCGAGAATGGCACCTTTCTTGTGTCTTCGACCTCGACAAGCATTCCGCTCGCATCGTCAGGGTTCGTCGTGATGATGCGTCAAACAGCAAGTTACGGTCGCCAGATATACTATCAGCGCGATGGGTCTAGAATATTCACGCGCAATTGGACGAATAATGTATGGGGTCCTTGGACAGAAATAGGTGGCGGTAATCTGGTTGCAAGCGGATGGATAAGGCTTCCATCGGGCTTGATCATACAGTGGGGAACTTCTGTTGTTTCCACTTCGACATCAAACCTCGGCGTCGTTCCACTCAATGTGTCATTTCCAAATTCTCTCTACACATACCTGACGGTGAATGGCGACTGGGGTGTTAGCGCCGCACGGCCTCAAGGATTTGTCGGTTATCCACCTGGTTCCAATATCAATCAGATCGCCTTTGCGTGTGGCGTTGCCTCGTCTTCCGTTCGGGTCAATTGGATCGCGATAGGAGCTTAAGATTATGCAGTATGCTGTTTTTGATCCCGCTGGATTTCCGACGGCCTTTTATGATGAGCGTGTCTCTGGACTGAGAAAGCGCCCGGTTTATGGTGAAGTGCCTGAGCCAACAGAGGAAAATCCAAATCCTGCTCCGCCATTGCTCGGTTATGAAGACAATCCGGATTGCAAAATTCCGGCCGAAGCAATCGCACTCACTCCGGAGCAATATTCCGAATTGACTAACAATGCCGGTTTGCGCCGCTGGGAAAATGGTCGAGTGGTAGAATATGTGCCGCCAACGATTGAACCTGTTACGGTCCTTCCCGCTGTCACATTATGGGAACGTCTGACCGAAGCGGAGGCGGAACAGGTTGACGCCGCAATGGCAACGGAGCCGTTCCGCACCCGTCAAATCTTCATGACGGCGAACACCTTCCGTTCAGATCATGAGCTGTGGCCGCTTCTGGAAAGCATGGCTATCGACCTGTTCGGAGAAGAAAGGGCGGCTGAGCTTCTCTCACCTGCCTAACCGATACCGAAAAATTGACGATCCACACCGCCTTCAGGGCGTTTTTTCAACGCCGGTTTCCGTTTCCATCATAATAAAAGAAAACTGTTATAACGATGGCAGCAGCTAGCGCCATGAAAGCCCAGAATATCCATTCGATGTGACCGTAAATGAATGAGCCCATTGGTACCTCCTTAAGGGCTAACCCAAGAGGAGCGAGAATGTTCATTCAAATGGAAAGCCCCGGCAAGGTTTCATTAACCGGGGCAGGCGCCTTGGGAAATCTAGCTGAAAGCAACGATAAGCGCCCAGTAGACATTTAGAAGTTAGATTGTAAACAATCGGTATGCAGCCGAAAGAAAACCCCGGTGCCGTGTCGCGATCACCGGGGCTACACAGGCCATCCAGTCACGTCAGAAGGTTGGCCTGTGCGATCCAATCAATACGCGATACGTGAGGAAAGAAAAACCCCGGACTAGCCGGGGCTGTTTGTCAGCGAACTTGCAGTACCTCGCCGGAATACCGGTCGATGACTACCCGCATTTCATCATCGTAACGGTCAACTCCGCGGACGATGTAGACATTGCGTCGATGTGATACGCTGTCGATTTCGTCCATACCTTCTCTCTGAGCGATGCGTGCTGCACGTCGTTCGCTGATACCTTCGCGATATCGCGGGCGATCACTTTCAGGTTCTAGTAAGCGAATGCCGTTCGGGCCGATTTCTATGCTCTGTGCATGAGCAGGAAGATAGGAGGCCAATACGGTTATCAGTGCTGCCAAAGCTGCAGATTTGTACATTGTATATCCAACATCCAGTGGTTCATATCGCCCGCCAGTTACCGGGGGGGTTGTACATCGCCTCGTTTCCAGTGAACACTGGCTTGTGGCTCAATTACGCTAACAAAGCGCATGATCGCGTGATGTCTTCAAGGCAGCCGACCAGACCCGCATTCCTGGTGGCGCTCGATATACTTCCGGTTCAGCAAATCGACAGCCTCCTTGGCATCGCTCTCGCTGAGGCCGGACTGTTTGTGGCCCTCGATAGAGACAATCTCGCCGTTGAATACATCATAGACGCACCACGTCATGTCGCTCTCCCGGCGCATGTCGAAACCATTTCTAATCATAGCCATTCCTCCGACGATCAGATTAACGGCATCGGAATAACGAACGGGAGGCGCTTCCGTTCGATCAATTGGCATTACGCGTCAGAACGAGCCGTGCGCGCAAAGCACTGATTGAGCTGTCAACTCCATTACAGGAAATCCCCATGAACAAAACAACGTTCTTCGCGTATGCGAGGCGCGCGCCTTTTGGCGGGCGCTTGAGCCAAGCGCAGGTCGACGGTACGTCGGCAATTCTGGCTGAAGCTGATCGCCGAGGCCTGCCTGACAATCAACTGGCCTATGTGCTGGCAACGGCTTTCCACGAGACCGGCGGCAAGATGCAGCCGATCGAGGAAAACCTCAATTACTCCAGTGCGGCCCACATCAAACAGGTCTGGCCATCGCGGTTTTCTTCTGTGCAGGCGGCCCAGCCTTATGTGCGTAACCCGCAGGCCCTGGCAAACAAGGTCTATGGCGGGCGCATGGGCAATACCGGTGCGAACGACGGCTGGCTATACCGCGGTCGCGGGCTGGCGCAAATCACTGGCAAAGACAATTACAAGAAGTACGGCCTTGGCGATAACCCCGACGCCGCGCTGGAGATGGCCACGGCTATCCGCATCCTGTTCGACGGGATGATCAACGGCAAGTTCACGGGCAAGAGGCTGGCTGACTTTCTCGGCGGCGGCAAGGAAGATACCGTAGGTGCTCGCGCTATCGTCAACGGCAGCGACAAGGCCAGCCTTATCGCTGGCTATTACCGCAACTTCCTCGACAGTCTCGTGGCCGCCCGTGAAATGAAGCCTGCCGTCGCCGAAGACGCTAAGCCTGACGATGTGCCGTTGATGCAGGACAAGACGGTGCAGACGATCGTCGCAGGCACGGGTGGCACGCTTGTAACCGGCCTTATCGGTGCGGTGAGCAACCCGTGGGCGTTCGCAACTGTCGCGCTCCTGCTGGTCGCTGCAGGCGCTGGCTTCTGGCTTTGGAAGAGCGGCAGGCTCGAACTGAAGAGGGCGGCGACGTGAGCAAGATAACGGTGGTGATCGAATACGACACCGACGCTGAAACTGCCGTCGTCCAGCACGGCGGCAAGACACAGGAATGGCGCGACGCCAAGCTGACCTTTGCCGAAGGAATCACAGAGACACGAGATGGTTATCTGATCCGCCGCGAACGCGACGGCACTGTCTCTATGCTGCTGACGGGGATCACTACATGACCTGGCTCTTAACCCTGCGCTCCAAAATCACAGGCTGGGCCGTAGCAATCGCTGCGGCCCTTGCGATTCTGGCAGGCGCTTACCTCAAGGGCAGGGCGGACAACGCCACAAGCGCCACCGTCGACCGGCTTAATGCCGCCAACAAAGCAAGGAAAATCGAAGATGAAACCAGCAAGCTTGGCGGCGGTGATGTTGACGCTGCTCTGTCTCGGTGGATGCGTGACCGCCGGTAGCTACTGCGACGTGGCGCGGCCTGTCCGCCCGAGTGTTGAGGATAGCCTGACCGAAGGTACGAAGCGCCAGATCCTCGTAGAGAACACCAAACTGGAAAAGCTTTGCGGGGTGCGGCCGTGAGCGCGCAATGGTGGCTGGCCTGCCTTTATCTTGGTGTGGCGGCAAGGGGGATTATTGGATGACCGGCGCTGAAATCATGGCCGTCGTCGGCTTTATCGTGATGCTGATGGGCTTTCTGTTCGGGCTTTGGAAGTACGTCGAAAGCCAGATCGCTAAAGCCGAGGCCCGCAACGCGGCGAAAGCAGACGCTGCAACCGCTCTTGCCAGCCTGACGCGGCAGGAGCTTTCCGACTACAAACTGCGCGCGGCAGAGACGTTCGCCACGAAGGCTGGCATGCAGGAACAGACCTCCCAGATCATGCGGGCCATCGAAAGCGTGGCGCATCGCATCGACGGGCTCACCGAGAGAATTGATAATCTGATGCAGCCTAAAACAAGGAGTAGGACGTAACCGACTATTGCCCTTGAGTTGCGGCAGGCTGCGGCTGCGAGGCTTCCGTTGGCGCTGGCTGTTGAGGGGCGGGGGCTGGTTCCTCAGCCAGAACCTCGTTCGTCTTCGCTTTGATCTCTTCTGCCGTCTGCTGACTAATCAAGCCTTGCGACGCCGCGAAGCCTACAACGACAGCAATGATTGCGCCGACGAGGGCGGCTTTGAGCTTCGGCGACATGGGCGATTCTCCTACCAAAATGAATTGCGCCCTGCCCATATGCTTAGCTTACTATACGGACTTGCTGCGTTTCAATGATTTAAGCGGATGAAGGCAGGGAAGCGGGCTGCACGCCGGAGTTCTGATTTATGCCAGCGTGTAGAACCAGATCACCGGCGCCACGATCAGGATTGCCAGGCCGCTCCAGAAGGCGCGCCATCCCACGCTGTTCGTCCCCAAGAACGCCGTCATGACTATAGCCACCGCTATCATCACGGTAATCGGCCAGTAGATTGACATATAGACGAGGGCGGCGACCCACCAAGAAATTGAAATCATGCGCGCTTTTAGCTGGTGGGCAGGGCGTCCGCAAGCGGTGGGGAGGACGCAGGGGAGGGATAAAGAAAGGCGCCGAGGGAGCATCAAGGCTGTCCGGCTTGATAGTGATATCCCCTTTGCAAAAATCCTCGACTTAGGATGGCGAATCACGATTTATTGCAATCATGTTGGGCATTGACTTGGGGGGGTGAATGACTGCCGAAATCGCGATTATTAATCGATCTGCTGTCGCCTTGGCGGCTGACAGTAAAGTGACCTTATCCATGGGCGGGCGTCAAAAAACATATGATACGGTAAACAAACTATTCGCATTGTCTAAAACTGAGCCAATCGGAGCTATGATTTATGGAAATGCGGAGTTTATTGGTTTCCCATGGGAAACAGTCATAAAGGAATATCGCCGGAAGCGGCCAAATCTCGTGTGTGATACCGTTTTTCTGGTAGCGGATGACTTTCTCGAATTTTTGACCTCGTTTTTCAATTTCACCATCAACGACGAAGATCGCACCGCTATCGGGATTGCTCAAGCTTGGGCTCAACATATCTTTGATCAATCGTACGCCGGGGAAGATCTTGCTGTTAGCATAAGACAGTCGATTGACACCTATTTGGCAGAGCTTGAAAGAGCAGACGACTTCCTGAATGAAGCCGAGTGGGTTTTGGTGGAAGGGCGAGTTGCAAATCAACTCAGAGTAATCAGTTCTTTTGGAGTGATGCAGAATTTTCCTCAACTTCAGGACGAACTTTATCGTTTGATATCGCTAGGCATTCGAAAATCCCTATCTAGTCCCGCCACATCTGGCGTTGTTATCGCTGGATTTGGCGACAGGGAATTACTTCCATCATTAGTGGCCTACAACATCGATGGCATATTGGCTGGTCGGCTCAAATCGATCGAAATTCGGAGATACGATACAACGCGAAACAGCCAAGGCGTAATCCTTCCATTTGCACAATCGGACATGGTCTATCGGTTTATGGAAGGAATAGATCCCGAATATGCCACACTTTTACACGAGAGCCTCGAACAGCTTTTGCTTGGAAATGCGCGTGATATAGCAGCAGTTGCAGGACTAGAGGGCGAAAATCTTGCTGCGATAATGCCGGCAATTGAAGCTGCAGTAAAATCGTCATCGGACGCGTATTGGGCGGCACATGAACGTCATAGAAGGGAACGTTTTGCATCTCCGATCATCGACATGGCGGCCAGCTTGCCAAAAGATGAACTTGCAAATTTGGCAGAATCGCTTGTTAGTTTAACTTCGTTGCAACGGCGAGTTTCTCGCGATATTGAGACGGTCGGTGGAGCTATCGACGTAGCGGTGATTTCTAAAGGTGATGGCTTCGTGTGGGTGAAGCGGAAACATTATTTCCCTGCTGACCGGAACTTACGCTTTATAAACTCGTATTTCTTAGATTATAATGGGCAAAAGCAAGCTGGAGGGCCACATGCTGACGATGCTTGAAAGAAAGGAAGCTGCTACCGGTCGAAAAGACAAGACGCGCGGTTCGTCGTCTCTCGTTGAACAGAAAGATGTTTTAGAAAAAGCAACTCGTAAAACTGTGGGATTAGGTACCAGAGCTTTTTCAAAGACTCTTCGAGATGAGTTAGCAAAACTTAAGGCTTCTTAAAAAACAACCCCGCTTCGGCGGGGTTTTTGTTGACGCAAGCTAGCAAACTGATGCAGCCGGATGGCGTGAAAGTAGGAAAAAGCAAGGTTGTCATTAAACCTGAGCAGTGGTCGCATCCCAAAGTCGCTGCTTAACGAGAGCTTCGATCTCATCCATCAGTCCATTTGCGCGATCTTGAAAAGCCTTTATATTTGATCGCTCCATCTTTCCATAGCGCTCTATTAGATTATCGTGTTGCTCATAGAGGGCAGCACGAGTTAAAGCGGAGATACTGTCGATTTTATCTTTTAGATCTTTATCTAAGAAGACAGATTTTTTTTGAAAATATTCACGGAATGAATTGTACGTGTCGGAGGCTTTATTAAAGTTCTTTATTTCCGTAAATCGAACAAATGATTGTTCTTTGTCATCAGAATCATTTATAATTTCTATTTCGATTTTACTATATCCGATCTCGACAAGGTAAGAAGTAAGTTTTTCGTTATTCATCCTTGCTATATCGGCATATTGTCGAAATGGTGCAATAAATTTCGCGCACTCCTTGTAAGCTTCAAACAGCTTCTCCCACAATGTGGGAAGCGCTTCAAATTCAAGCTGGTGGAGCCGAACCGATCTGTCGAATACTGTGCTGACCTTGAGCTTCATCCTTTCGATCTCTTTGGTTTGTTCGTGCTTAAACTCTTCAAGCCGCCTGTTGAAATGATTATCAAGCCATCCCTTACCCCACGCTTGAAAAACACCGAATACAACTGCAGCTCCGCCGCCACCCGCTGCAACTACTATCCCGATGTACTTTGAAATTTCCGCGAACCAATCAATTTCCTGCACTTTAGCCACCCCGGAATCGTTTTTCCCACCGCTCCATTAACACCACATTTATCGAGACATTCCATCCTTCCTTCTGCGCCGCTCACCATGGGGACCAGTACGGCGCCGATCATTTCGTATCTTCTAACTGAAACTCCCGCCTGACCAGATCGGCAATATTCTCACGCCAGTTGGGATCAGTTGCTTGGATCCGGCGCACCAATTCCGCTTCCAACCGAATGGAAATACTGAGCTTTTCAATCGGGTTTCTCGGGCGCCCACGGCGCTCACGCCTCCGGTCTTCGTTCATTGATTACTCCTCTTCCATATCCTCAAAACAGAAGCTGGGAGATGAACCTTGCCTGAAGGTTACGCGGCGTCTTTCTTATTCCCGCTTGACATCTCATCTCGAGACTCATTCTCTTTTCACTATCGGACGACCAATCCGCGCCGCGAGTCGGCTACCAACCAAACACGAGGAGACTGTATGTCCCATGACAGACAGGGCGCGGGTGCGCGCCTTTCACACGAAGAACTCCTGCGGCGTGCCGAGGCTTACCGCGAGCACGGTACGCTGGTTAAGGCTGCCGCTGCGCTTGGCATCAAGAAGTCGGCGTTCCACGAAAGCATAAAGCGGGCCGCTGAGATTGGGCTGTTGGGTCCGTCACCGACATTGCCCGGCTATGCGATCAAAAGCCTGACCGAGACGCCGAACGGCACTTACATGCGCCAGACGAAAGAGGCTGGCCCGGCTTACGAGCCAACGGCTGGCCTTGCCGTCAAAGGCAAGACGACGCTCGTTAATGCCGAAGGTCGGGTGATTACGCAGCACATCATGGAGCGGGCTGACGATAAGGCTCGCGCCGAAGCGATGTCGGCAGCTTTGCAAGGCTTCAAAGATGAACTCCCGCGAGCAAAGCCCGTCCTCCCGCCTACGCATACTGCGGATGACTTGCTGAACCAGTATACAATTACCGATCATCACTTGGGCGCCCTTGCGTGGAATGAAGAAACCGGGGCGGGCGATTACGATTTGAGGATCGGGGAACAACTAATTCTCGACTGGTTTGCCGCAGCTATTGCCCAATCTCCTAACGCCAGGCGTGCGGTCTTCGCTCAGTTAGGCGATTTTCTGCACTACGATTCATTCAAGAGTCTGACGCCGGAACACGGCCACCTTTTGGACAGCGATAGCCGGTATCCAAAGATGGTGCGCGCCGCAATCCGTATCATCCGCACCGTTGTGAGGATGCTGCTCGAAAAGCACGAGCAAGTGGACGTAATCATGTGCGATGCAAATCACGATCCCGCCGGGGAGGTGTGGCTTCGTGAATCTTTCGCTGCGTTTTATGAGGACGAGCCCCGCGTCAACTTCGATACGAACCCGGGGACCTACTCCGTCATTGAGCACGGAAACGTCTCGTTATTCTATCACCACGGCCATCGTCGCGGGACTAAAAACGTGGATTCGATCATGGTCGGCAAGTACCGCGAGATCTACGGCCGCACAAAATACAGTTACGCTCACACCGGCCACCGTCATGCTGACGAACTGCGAACGACCGACCTCATGAAAGTCGAACAGCACGAGACACTAGCCGCTCCAGATGCGTATGGTTCAAACTGGCTTTCTGGCCGCTCCGCCAAAGTAATCACTTACCACAAGAACTATGGCGAAGACGGGCGAGTGATTTTGTCGGCCGCCCGGGTAATGGGCGCCGCGCGTATGCCGGTGGCCGCGAATGATAACAAGCCCAGCCGTGCGGCAGCCTGACCACCGCGCCGCCCACCAAGCGGCGCTTTCACCACAAACACGAGGAGAGAAATATGGAGCTACACCAGCTTTACGGCGTACATCAGCCAGGCGACGAATGGCAGGAAGAAGACCTAGCTGCGCGAGCGGCTGTTGAAGGAAGGCAGATTAGGGCAGGTGGGAAGGTTATAAGTCACCTGCCAAAACCTTATAACGACAATGTGGCCGTTGCCTCACAACCGGCACGCAAGCCTCTCGTCATCATCGAAAGCCCTTATAGTGGCGACGTTGCGCGCAACACCAATTATGCTCGCGCTTGCCTTCAGGACAGCTTGCGCCGGAGCGAAGCGCCGATTGCGAGTCATCTACTGCACACGCAAGTGCTGGATGATATGCGGCCAGATGAACGTGAACTCGGCATCGAGGCCGGCCTTGCATGGTATCGCGTGGCGGAGAAATGCGTTGTCTATGAAGACTTCGGTATGAGTCGAGGCATGGCGGAAGGAATGGCGCGAGCGCGTAGCTATGGTGTGCTGGTAGAATTTCGGCGGTTAGGGGCTTGGAGGGATGCGGCATGACCAACTTCCATGTAGGACAGCAGGTCGTCTGCATCGATGCCAAGGTCGGGTTCGAGCAGTTCTTGGAGATCAAGGAGGGCGAAGTCTACACCATAAGCTGGATTGGCCCGTTCGAGCACTACACGCAGGGCAGTTTCATCGGCGTTCGGCTGAAAGGCGTCGATCGAGGGGTTTGCCCTCAGTTCGGTTACGACAACCCGCCGTTTGCGGCGCGTCGGTTTCGTCCACTTGTTCGCGATAAGCTATCGGCGCTGCGCGGTCTGCTTGCGGGCGGGCCGGTGACTGAGAAGTTCGAAGAACCAAAGCGGAAGGTGAGGGAGGGTGTCTAATGGTTCCAGACGCACGAATTGACCGCGAGATTGCTCGTGGCGAACTGGGTTCCAGCAAGCAACCCATGCCAAAACCGATTCACTTAACCGACTTGGGGCTACGCGCAGCCGCAGCGCCTGTCACCTCCGACGGCGGCAGCACGAGCTATTACGAGCTGCCTCCCCATGCGACCGAGCTAAACGACCTGATCGAGCACAAAGGCATGTCATTCGCGCTCGGCAACATCTTCAAGGCTTGCTATCGGTTCGGAGAAAAAGACGCGGCCAGTCGAATGTATGACCTTAACAAGATCATATACTTCGCGCAGAGGCTTAAAGCGTTGGAGGATAGGCGGGCCGCCTAAAAAAAGAACCCCGCAGCGAAAAGCGCGCGGGGGTAAATGGGAAGGTCTTAAATGCCTGCCCTAAAATTTTATTAGGTAAAATGAGAAAGTAAAGAGCCGCTCAATGGTGGCGACCCTTCTCAGCCTGCTCTAGCCGTGCAAGTAGCTCAGAAAACTGATCCTCGTTCTCATTTGAAAAGGCCTTCATCAAGCGCGCTTTTAAAGATTCGGCGATTGCTTCTGCAGACTGGTGAGTTCCTGGTATCCCGCGAGATGCTCGCCGTGCATTATTATGATGGTTTTTGGGTTCTGTCATAGCCTAGGCCTTTTTGGGTTTCGGCTTAACAGGAAAGTGGCGGTTTTGTTCCGCACAAAAAGATATTGGAATATGTATTTCAAAAATACGCCCGACAGATCTACCGACCTGTCGGGCCGCGCTTGGCACAGGGGGCCTAACCCAGCCTGGCGCTATCGTTCAGAGCGTCTCGGATAGCCTGAACGATCTCAGTGCCACTGGCAGGGCCGGATTGTCAGTCCGGCCGCCTTGGCTGCTTTGACAAACGATTTCCTGGCGGTGTTCGGCAGCCCTTCAAGGTCGGCCAGGCAAGCCTGCAACGCCTCCTCATATTCCTTACCGTGAGCGTCTTCCGGCCAATCCTCAAGCAGGCATCGAGCGGCTGTCGCCGTGTCCGGTACCACGCGGTATTTTCCGATACCGTAAAGCTGGACATCTACTGGTTTTCCCCAAGGCATATTCCCCTCCCGAAGAACTTGCCCTGCCGAGGGACGAGCGACGGCAGGGCTGCGTCAGCGACGGTTCTGGTGCAGGGTGTGCTGTGCTGGCGCCAAGGCAATTGGTTAGACCCCCTCGTGTGAAACTCTACCTTCGATCTTTTGTTCCCGCCTAGGCGAGTGGATCGTATTCAACGGGTTGCGCACGAGCCGTCCGCGTTGGGCCGTTGTTGTTGGCAGCTGGACATTGTTCGATTTTGTGGCGTCTCTCGTACCGTTGGTGGGCCAACCTTGCCGATAGCTCACTGAGGTAAGCGTGATCCCTGAGCCCGCTATGGTAAAGCATGATAATGCAAGATGCCAGGTCGGCAGCGGAGTAATCCTGGTCGCTTTCTTCAAGCATGATTGCTGCATTACTGAAGCAGCTACGCATGAAATTCACTTCAATAGGATTATATATGCGGCTCGCTTCGCTAAAAAACGGCATTTTGGTCTCCCTTTAGCTTTCGCTAGTAGAAACCCCCACAACAATCCAATAAGAATGGGCGACCAAAGCTTTTAATACAAATCACAAAACCCCGGACGCAGAAAAAAAAGAACCCCGCCTATTCATGAAATGGCGGGGTGGGGTCAGTGCAGGCTCTCAACGACGCGAATTTGTTTAAGGAGACCTTTTAAAACCAGGCAGCGTCCAGGTTGTTCCCAATCATTCGTTTCGATCCTTGCCGGCGTGTCCTACAAATAGTCCGCGTGACACTTCTTGGATAGCTTTCGCGGCCTCGATGGCTGTCCAGCCGGAGTTTTCAGCTTCTTCAATCAGTTCAACGACGCGGAACGCGATTGCCGTTTGACAGTCAATATTGCGGTCAGGATATTTGCCGTCGCTTTTCGGACCGGAGATTTTCTTTGAACTCGCCATAAGCACCCTTCCTCATTTTTTGACGAAGGTAGGGCGGGGATTGCGAACTTGTAGTGGCGCCTAGAACAAACTCGGCTGCGCTTCCTCGTTGTCATTACTCGGCGTCAGGTCGATAAGATCAGCGTCGGCCAGAGGCTTTTGCATTTCCTTGGCTTCGTTCCAGGGAGCCCGCAGCCATGTGTCGATTTCCTCTGTGGTGCGGAGAATAACTGGCATTGCCTTTGGGTGGATCGGCTTCACCACGGCATTCGGGTCGGTGGTCAGGAACGCGAAGATATCGACCTCGACCGGCCCTTCCTTTTTCTTCCTTACACCCTTCCAACTTGTCCATATTCCGGCGAAAGCAAATAGCGGCTTTTCCTCGTTCAGAGCGAACCAGTGCAGCGGCTTGCGCTTGGTCTTCGGGTCCGGTTCCTGCCCATATTCGGAAAAGGAGGTTGCAGGAACGACGCACCGGCTTTCAACGCCTTGCCAGCGTCGCCAATGAGGCGAGGTGAGGTTTCGGATATTCGTTACCCCGCTATCCGCTTCGCCTTTCACATACATCGGCGGCGTCGGCATGCCCCAGCGGAGCATTGCCAACTCTGGCTCATCGCCCTTGAGGTTCCGCAAAACTGGGGCTGGATAGTCGGGAAAGATATCCATCTGCGGATCGATGCGGTTCGTCATATCTCCAAACTTGGGGAACAGGCGGCGCATGGCCTCATGTGTCGTTGTGATGTTGTACAGATTGCACATGCGCTCCTCCTCGTTTGGGGAGAATAGCATTCCTATTTTCGCCGTCCAGCCAGCGCATCCTCGCCTTCCTGCTTGTGGGCGCGACAGAACCATAGCTGGCCATTCGACAATTTATAACCAAAGGTTCCCCACTCCTTACAGCCTTTGGCATCACACCAGTGCACGAACAGACTTCCGGCTTTCGCAACACGGGCGTTGTCGTTCTTGTATTCGGCCATTCTCACCTCGGCATCTTCGTAATTCCAAACTGCGCATCGCCCTTTGCTGTGCATGCCTTGCATCTCAGGCGTCCATGTAGGTCGATGAAGAAGGTATGTGTTCCAAACTTTCGAAGAAGGATCATCCGATCTACCGATCCGATATGTCCGCAGCGACAGCAATAACCATATAGTTCGTACCACTGGAGAAGATCCATAATCCGGGTCGAAGCTGGCATTTCTTGCAGGAAGGGAGGTCGTATTCTCATCGATCAAAGTACGTCTCCCACGGCTTGGATTTCTTGTCCGTCGGGTCGTAGGGCACACCGCCGTATAGCCGAATGAATCCCCCCTGGCCTTCCTGCGTCGCGAATTTCACGATCGAGAAGTAATGACCGTCGTGATATCGATAGTCATGCAAGGGGTAGGCGCCCAGCCGACGTTCTTCCGCAATTACGTCCGAAAGCGCTCGACGTAGCTCATCCGTCAAATACAAAACGACCTGAAAAGGGTATTCCTTATTGATGAGAGTCTTCGGGGGCTCACCGCGTGATCTCCCGCTCATTTCACAAACACCGTCGGCTTCCAGCCTCGGGTATAGCCATGGCTGACAGCCATGCTGGCTATAGCGACCTCTTTGACGAGAAAATCCCGATCTTTGAGAAGCGCCTCTATCGCGGCTCGCGCATCGCCCTTGTGGTAGGCGAGAACCAATTCAATTTCGTCGTCGTATTCATTTTCCTGCGCAACCGCACTCATTGTTCTGCTCCGTTGAAGCAGACACACACGCCACCTAACGTGTCTGGATTACATCAGCGCTGCTCGCCGATGTTCCTAAAATGTTCTCATTCTGAACAAGAGTCAATCGCGAACTCAGCGCTGTGGAAACTTATGGGGATCAACTGTGGATTTCCTGTGCGCATTCGCCGGGTTTATCGAACCAAAACCTTCTCCCATTTCCCATCGCCGAACGGTTTGCCGCCATGCCGACGCATAAATGCGCTCATGCACCTTTCGGTAGGAAAACTGAAAACGCAGAAACCAACTCCAGACTTGCGGGCCATGCGGTGAGGCGGGCGAGCACCGAGCCGATCAGCATCGCGATGCACCTCGCGACGCGCGAACTTCAAAGCATAAGCTTCGGGGAGGGCGACCTGGAACGTTTTCAT